GGCCAGGCCCCGGCCAGCTTGCGGGCAATCCGCTCGGCCTTGGCCTTCATGCCGAGATCGCGCGCGGATTTGGTTCTGTGGCACGGCCGACCCAAGGCCTGCCAGTTGCCCGGGCCGTTGCTCCCGCCCAGGCTCAGGGCCTGATAGTGATCCCATTCGACCGGCCCGCATTCGGAGAAGGGCCGGTCGCAGGCGTTGCAGAGATGCCGCTGCCGCTTGAGCACGGCCGCCTTGATCGCCTTGGTCGGGCGGCGCCGGGACTCGGAATCGGGCATGGCGGGTCCTCATGCTTCGGCGTGGGGTTGGCTGGCGACCATGCCGAACGAATAAGTTATTTGAGAGGGAATCTTAGTTCGCAAAAATGCGATAAGCAAGAGAGAAATCGCGGAACTGCGATTTTTTCACGGGCCGATCGCCGCGGGTTGACCGCGCAGGCTGCCGATGAGTTCGGAATGGCGCGGAGGGCTTAGTCGCGGTCTTGGTCGATCATCGCCACGTTGGCGAAGTGTTCGATCAGCGCAGAGTAGACTATCGCGGTGACGATGAATCCACCGCCAGCGTAGACCCACCACGGGGCACCGGGCCACTTTAGCCATGCGCCGCCTCCGATCAGCACTCCCACGGCCAGTGACCCCAAGAACACCCAGTCGGAGCGTTTGAGTTTGCGGGCCATGACACGTTAGACGGGTTTGCCCCAGGGCCTCAACTCGACGACCTTTCCGCCCAAATTCACGAAGACCGGTTGCGCACGCCGGCGTTCGGATTCTTCCATCTGTTCAAAAGCGGCTGCGATCTCTTTGGCGACACTCTGGGGGTCATCATCGAGATTTGCCTCGCGCACGTAGATGAGGACTTGCTCGGCCGCATCCGCGATCAGGTCTCGCAGGCGCTCGTCGGACAAGGGGAGGGCCTCGGCCAAGTGCTGCCCTGCCGCGTTGTTTGAATGCAAATCCTCGACGCTAGAGCGCAGGGCCCGCGCGAGGCCAAGTGCGCTTTCCGAAACCGTATCCCGCTGGCCGCCCTTTTCCAGTTTATTGATGATATCTTTGCTTACGCCCGCTGCCTTGGCCAGTTGCCGTTCATTCATGCCAAGGAGCTTCCGCCGGGCGCGGATCTGGACTCCTAATGTGCTTGGTTCCCTCGCCATGTCGCAAGTTTACACATAGCGGCGATTTCGTCGCGGCGCAATTCTGCGAAAAACGCTTGCGAGATCGCAGAAATACGAATATGTGGTATATCGTCGCCGATTCGCGACTAAATATAGACGAGTCACAAGATGTTGAATTCGACGGAATGCTGCACCCGCGAGCAGATATTGCGTGAATGTCACGTTTTCGTGAGGGAGATGGGGATAAGTGAGAGCAGCTTCGGCCGGAACGCCGTGAACGACGGGTCGCTGATCGCGCGGCTACGAGCCGGCAAGGACATCAATACCAAAAAGCTGGACCGCCTCCGCACCTACATGGCCCATGAGCGCACTCGCCGCGCCGAGGCCGGCGCTCGGCGCGCGACGGCCTGCCAAGAGGGGGCCTGCCTGTCCGAGGCCGAGGCCGAGGACCATGAGGGCGCGCTCGAGGGCGCGCCCGGGTGGTGCGCGCGATTCCTGCTGTGGTTCGAGGGGTGGTTGCCGTGATCAGCGCCCAGGAAGTGGACGCCAACTATGCCGAGCTCAGCGCGTCGATCGACCGCCTGGCAGGACCCGAGGCGTCCAGCCTGGCGGCGGCGGGTCGTCGAGCATCGCCGCAGCGTTGGCGAGCATTATCAGGTCGAGGTTCCGGCTCGCGTCTCGCTCGGAGCCTGCGACGACTGATCTCAGGCCTGCCGCGAGCGCTTGGCGGTCGAGGACCCCAGCCTCGTCCAGAGAACGGGCGAGAAGGGTGAAGAGCATGACGGAGCCGTTGGCAAGGCCGCTTGTCTTTGGATCGCGGACCATGAGTCGAGTCCTCCCGGGCAATTGTTTACCGGCCAAGATACACGCAAAACCCAAGCAAGGAGAAACCGCATGAGCAACGTCGAACCCCTGCCGGCCCCCGATCGAGGCCATGCGCGCGCTGCCGCGCGTTCCGTTCCTGTCGCCGGGGTGGGCATCATCTTTGCCGGCACCATGACGATGACGGTCGACGATTGGATCGCGGTGCCGGACAACCCGGTGCAGCGGGACACCGAGCGTCACGCGCGCAAGGCCACGCACCTCCACACGCTCCATCCGACCCATCAGGTCGTCGACATGGCCCGGCTGCCGAACGGCCAGCAATACAAGGCCGACGCGCACTCGCGCGCGTTCCTCTGGGACGGCCGGCTGGCTGGCGAGGGCATCCGCCCACAGCGGCCGAGGCTGGTCACCGTCAAGGTCTGGGCCTGCCAAAACCTGTCCGACGTGAAACGCCTCTACGACACCTGCGACAGCAAGGCGGCGGTCGAGACCCTGCCCGACAAGCTGCACGGCGCCCAGCGCGAGATCGGCCTGACGTTCAACAGCACGCTGTTGAAATCGGGGCGCTACGGGCAGGCGGTGAAGAACCTGTATCAGAAAGTCTACGGCTACGAGGATCGGAAGCGTCCGGATTTCCTGCGCATCTGCGTCACCGAGTTCGTCGACGATCTGCGCCGATTGGACGATTGCAACCCAAGCCAGGGACACTTCCCTTTCGCGATCACCATGGCCGCGCTCGCGACCATCCGGGCTTACGGCGAGCAGGCGGTCGACTTCTGGAAAGGCTACGAGCGTGAAGCCGGCTGGAAGATGGACGGCGACCGCGACCCGATCCAGGCGCTGCACGAGGCGCTCCAGGACACCCGGGCCAGAAAGCAGATCGACAGCCAACACCAGTGGGAACTCATGGGCCGGGCGGTCAACGCGGTGGAGATGGCGGCGCGGAGCGGGACTTATAAAGGCAGGATCAAGAAGAAGAGCGCGGCCCAACTCGACGGGTTCCTGAAGACGCTGAAGACCCGATGAACCAGGTCGCGCCCTTCGATGACACCACGCTGGCGCCGGCCGCCGCGCTCGACCTGCGCGCGGCGGCCGACCGCATCCGCACGCGCTTGCGGCGCAGCGTCGAGGACATCATCGAGATCGGGCGCGACCTGACCGCCGCGAAGAACACGCTGGGCCGCAAGAAGTTTCTGTATTGGATCGAGCGCGAACTCGGGATGTCGGAACCAACGGCAGCCCGCTTGATGCAAGTATCGGAGAAATTTGGCAAAAAAGTCGTCAGCCTGACGAATTTGAAAGTGACGCATGAGGCTCTCTACCTCTTGGCGGCGCCCTCGACCGAGCCGGAAGTCGTTGAGGCGGCGATGGAGAAAGCCGAGGCCGGCGGGAAGGTCGACCGGAAGGGCGTCGAGGAGATCAAGGCGGCGCTCAAGGACGAACAGGGCAAGGCGCGCGACCTGCGCGCCGACAAGGCCGCGCTGCAATCGCAGAACGAACGGCTGCACGAGACGGAAAGCGAGTTGCGCGAGCGGGTGCTGCTGCTCGGCCACGAGCTGGAACGGTCGCAGCGCGCGCAAGGCGCGCCGGTCGAGCTCGAGGTGAACAAGTATCGCGCCACGCTCCGCTTGGTCTGGGACATGACCCCGCCCGAGGACCGGGAGTGGTTTCTAAAGGAGGTCGCCGACTGATGCCTGATCCGGGTCCCGACCAGATCCCGGCCACCTCGGTCAACCCGGCCTATTGGGCGGTCGTGCAGGGCCGGCTTGCGGGCGCGCATCTGGCCCAGCCGGAGCAGGTCAACCCCCATAGAGTCTGTGACGCCGAGGGGGCGCTAAAGGCAATCTGCCGCGGCCCAGTGAGCCAGGCCTTGGCGCTGTGCTGGGACTACGGCTTCGCCGGTATGCCGCGGGCACGGCCGAACCCCGATGACACAGTTTCACGTGGAACATCCCGCCCCGGCTTGGGCGGCGGCGGGCCGGAGCGTAAAGGACCGCTCCGGCCGCCGCGCGACGATTGGCGAGACCACGAAATCGAGGTCCTGCGCTTGGCCCGCTCGGGCGGCCAGGGGAAGCTGACCGACCGGCAGCTCGCGGTCATCGTCGGCAAGAGCCACGATGCGGTGCGCGTGAAATTAAGTCGGACGCGCGCACGGCGCAGGGCCCAGGCCAGGTCCGATGCCTGATCCCTGTCATCCGATATCTGGAGCGCAAGCGAAATGAGCCGGCCGCCGGATCGGACGCTCGACGAGACCGACCTGCAGCCGCCGCGGCGGCGCCCGCATGTCAACCCCGGACCCGACACCCAGGATCCGCCGCACGGGGACAAGGCCCTGATCCAGGCCATCGACCGCGTGCTCGAGGCGGTGCAGCACTTCGTCCACGGGAATCTCGACTACGGCGCCCTGCGGCTGCTGGTTTTGCGCTACCGCGCCGAGGTCCGGCGCGCGGGGCTAGCGACGGCGCGCGGGTCCCTTAACGAACGAATCCCGGAGGTGCCGAAATGATGACAATTTGGGAAAAATTGGCTCGCTGTAGCAGCCCCGGTGAAATTCAGCGGATGTGTGAGGGGACGAATTTCGAGCTTATGGAAAAGGCTGAGATCGAACGGCTGCGGGAGCTTGGGAAAGAGGTCGCCATGGACGCCCTTCGCGAAAAGCAAGCCAAAGGCATTCACCCCACAACTGGCCATCCGATCATTGAGTTGCTGAGAGCCTGCGGGGCGGTCAAGTCCGATTCTAAGACAGGAGCGACCGATGGGTGAACCTAGCGGATTCGACCACGATATCCAGAAGATGTTGAACGATGACAATATCAGCTTGATGGCCATTACGTTGCAGGAGTGCCGGAAGCAATTGGGTGAAGCCATAACCGGGCGGCCGCGCCGGTCCGATTCCGTACGATCTGGGGAACCGCCGAAATGAAGCGCTACGAGGACCCTCACGACCCGCATAACGGCCCAAAGCATCACTCTGGCATAGCCTGTATCGAGAGCTGTGGAAGACCAGCAGGAACGTGGTGGTCGAAGCTCTGGTGCCAGCCCTGCAATGCCGAACGTATGAACCGTATTAGCGCCGCTCTAGCGCCGGTAGCCCGTGCGCTCGGCTCCGATTGTGAGGCCGGCGAGCCATGAGCCTGCACGAGCATGTGAGCGATTGCTTCAAGACCGCCGTCCGCTTTCAGGAAGCGCTGATCGAGATCGCCCGTGGCCGAAAAGACAATGGCCGGGCATTGGGCGGCGAGACCGCAAGACAGCTCGCGCGGCGGGCTCTGACGGACATGGGCCGCAGTTCGTCGGTTTGTAAGCCAGATCCGGAAGGCATCAAGAAATGACCGATTCGATGGTTTACCCGAGCGAAATGACGCCCGAGCTTCAAGACATATTGGGCCGGCCAAACTTCGTTTGCGGCCCTATTGCTCATATCTTCCAGGCCGCCGGCGCGGACATCCCACGGAAAGCCGAGGCCGAGCAGGCGTTCGTTCTGCATTGGATGGTCAAGCTCTATCTGACCCATGGCGATCGCTGGCGTGAGATTGGCGAGCAAGAGCTTAAAGAGGTCCGCGCAGCCGCGTCCCTTATTGAGACTGATCATGACTGATTTAGAAGCGATAGAAAAAGCGGTAGCCGAGACAATTGATATGGCTGCTGTGGCCGAGCGGTGTCTTTCTGAAGAAACCATCGCCCGGATCGCTATCGACATTTACAAAGCCGCATTAGCGGAAAAGTCCCGTTTCGAACGATCTGGGGAATCGCCAGAATGACCACTAATTCGATCAAAATCCGCAGCATCCAATTCCTGGGGCGCGATGGGTGGGTTCAACTGAGGAAGGTCGGCGGCGAGGGCTCCCGATGGGATATGCCAGTTGCCATGGAGTGCCGATCCTACAGCGTCACCCTTGATGAACTCTTGGAATCGAGGCGAGCGCGAGGCGAGATCATCAAGCGACAAAGTGACGAGATCGAGCGGTTGAAAGCCGTGAACGAGCGCGACCGCTCGCAGGTAGCCGAGACTTTCACCGCGATCATGGAGGCCATAAGGCGCCGGGAATGGCTGCGACTGGGCCGTGGTTCATACGAGTACGACGATGATCGCTGGCGCGACGAGTTCCGCGAAGCGATTGACGAGGTGATCGAGGCAGCCAGCCCGTTACGGCGGATCGCGTCTGATTGGTCGGACTGCCCCACCGATCCCAAGGAGATCGCCGCCGCCCGGCGGGCGTCCCCTAAAGCGACAACGCCGGAGACGACAAATGAGCCTTGAAATCTGTTGCCAGTGCGAAGGCACTACCGGGCGAGCTGGACGTGGCGACGACAGTCTCTACACCGACAACGATTGGGGGCCGTATTGCGAGGATTGCTGGGGGGATGCTGACTATTGGCGGTGCCTGACCGACGAGAAAGTCACCGAGGTCGAGCGGCTCAAGCAGGCCCTAGCAGATGCGCACGGGCTGCTGATCTCCTACGGAAATACCTCAGACCACTTTAACGACCTGAAACACGACGTGGAATTACACTTCGACGCCTTCCGTAAGGACACGTCCCGTTTTGAGGCAGATTCGGAGTCGCGCTGAAATGGCTTCTATGGGCTCACATCAAAGCGCAAAAATGATCTCAGACGTTTGGCTTACGCCGCCCGAGATCCTGGCTGCTTTGGGGCATTTCGACCTCGATCCCTGCGCGCCTGCTGATCGGCCTTGGAACATGGCGGCGCGACACTACACCCCGGCCGACGACGGCTTATCCCAACCATGGGCCGGCCGCGTCTGGCTCAACCCGCCTTATGGGCGCGAGGCCGTGAAATGGCTCCGGCGCCTCGCGAAACACGGCCAGGGAACCGCACTCACCTTCGCCCGGACCGAAACCCGGTGGTTCTGGGAGACCGTCTGGCGCGCGACTGCGGCGCGCGGCGCCCTGTTCTTTGAGGGCCGCCTGTATTTCCACCGGCAGAATGGCGAGCGCGCTGCGGCCAACGCTGGGGCGCCTTCCGTGCTGGTCGCCTATGGGGCCGATGATGCTTGGCATCTCGCACGTAGCGGGCTTGCAGGCGCCTACGTCGAGCTTCCGGCGGCCAACGTCAATGGGTCCCCCAACTGCAGCACCGACGCGCCCACCACGGCACCTGAAAAGTAAGGTCGAGATGAGTTTCGCACACCCCGTTTTTAGCCCCCCGAGCACCAGAACCGTGCCTGGTGATATAATGCGACAGCCTTACGGGGCAGCGCGGCGTGCGGAACTGTGGTGCAAAACCCCGATTCCGGCTATGTCGCGGAAACCCATGGAGAAAAGTACAGGGGGGAATCGCGATGCTGATCGGATATGCACGGGTCTCGACCGAAGACCAGAACCTCAATCTACAGCGGGACGCCCTCAAAAAACACGGCGTCGAACGGGCCCAAATTTACGAAGAACATATCTCCGGCGCCACAAGGAACCGGCCCGAGTTGATGGCCTGCCTGCGGGCGCTGCGGGAGCATTTTGGCGGTGAGGTGGGAAGGTGCCCGTCCATAGGTCAGACCTGAAAGTAGCGCGACAGGACCGGCAGCCCGCCTCACCACCTAAGTGTCAACAAACGAGGGTATGAGCCTATGACCAGAGCCGAAGCAGAAGCCCGGTGGATCAACATGCGCGAGGCCCTGACAGATGTTGTCGAATATGACGACGCATGGAAGCCGGAGCAGATCGACACTGACCAGAACAATATAATCAAGGCTGTCTTGGATGGCCTATTCGGCGAGACAACTGATCCCGGCCGCTTGGTGCCGCCGCATGGATCGGGTCCATAACCGAAAACGAGGCCGAGTGATGGGCAATCAGGCCTTTGAAACGGTGCGAGAAAAGGGACGGCAAGCCCGCCGTGATGGCTTCCCGGAAACGGCGTGCCCCTATGAGGATCACCGGACACATGGCGGTTCGGTGACATTCGCACGCGGTTTCATCCGGGCTTGGCTCGATGGCTGGCGTGAGCTGGACCGGGCCGAAACAGCAAGTACGAAATAGAGCGGAATAGCAATATGTCTGCCGGAAGTTCAGAGTGCCCAATCTGCGGCGGCAAATTATCCAACGATGATCTACGATTCCACCGGAACATCATTTTTTGTGACACCGGCGCCGTGGCGCTGGGGCCGGCGTCGGAGACAATCGTGAAGGCATTGCTGCGGACTCCTGGCGGGTTAACGACCTTTCAACTAGCGGAGCTGACCGGGATGATGAACGGTCATGTCAGCGTTATGGTTAACACAATTAACCGGAAATTCCGCGATATCGGCTGGAGCATACCGAACATCGGCTGTGGTGGTCGAGGCGGCGCACTCTACGTCATACGACGAAAATGGGCGCCGCTGGCAGCGTGAGAAAAGGAGGAGTTTTGCTATGGCCGAGAGGACTGAAAAGCTTGAAGCATTGTATGACGCAGTGTTGGCGTGTCTGGACAGGGATAACGCTGAAAACCAGAGGGCGCTGGCGTCACCCGAAACAACCATCTGCGCGTCCATCCCCGTGCGCCTTTGGAACATGGTCAAGGCAGCAGCAGAAGAACTCGGGTCGCATGAAGACATTTTCGGTGAGTAGCAAAAACGAGCCGATTCGCCCCATGACCGCACTGATAAAATACGCCGCCGCGCGCGCAGCGCTCGCCGAGGCCCACTCCATCGACGAGGTGTTGGAGATCCGCGACAAGATGGAGGCGGTGCGCCGCTACGGCGAGATCGTGCGCGACACCGACCTGCAGCGCATGGCCGTCGAGATCAAGTTGCGCGCCGAGCACCGGCTCGGCCGGTTGCTGATCGAGATGGCCGCCAGCGGCGCGCGCGAGGACGGCCCAGGGCGGCCAGGAAAAACGTCGCAACGTGCGACCCTCAAGGGGCTCGGCATCACGCGCGACCTCTCCGCCCGCGCCCAGGCATCGGCGAAGATGCCCGCGACCGCCTTCGAAGCCTACTTGGCGTCCCATACCGGCGACAAGATGCCGTCCTCTTCCGGATTGCGGAGCCTAATCCGGCGCCGACACCGCGACGCAAGCAACCTGCGGGACTCCGGAAGCCGCCGAACCGCAATTGCATACGCTCAATTCGAGGCGATCAAGAAACCGTGGGACGTCGCATGGCCAGAAGCACAGCGGCTATTTCTAAATTACATAAATGACGAGCCGGAGCCGCAATGATGGTCTTGAAAGTCGGCGTTCCCGATTCGACCCCCGGCCGCGCCCTGCAGCGCTACGAGGCCGCACGACAGGCGCTCGCCGTGGCCCACGATTTCGACGAGGTCAAAGACATCCGCGACAAGGCCGAGGCCATGCGGGCCTATGCGCGCCAGGCCCAGGACCTGGACCTCATGCGCTGGTCGGCAGAGATCAAGCTACGCGCCGAGCGCCGCGCCGGCGAGATGCTCGGCGCCATGGAGAAAAACAAGGGCGCGGCGGCGCCAACGCGGTCGCATGATGCGACCACGTTGAAGGACCTTGGCATCAACAAGAGCCAATCCGCGAATTGGCAGGCCTGCGCCGCCATGCCCGAGGCCGACTTCAACGCCTACCTGGCGGGCCACAGCGGCGAGCGCATGCCGAGCTCGAGCGGCCTGCGCAACCTGATCAAGATCCGCGCCGCCAAGGCGCGCAACGCCGGCGAGACCGGCTGCACCATCGACGACCTTGAGGCGCTCGCCTTCGACCGCCCGAACGAATTCGCGACCATCCTGGTCGACGTGCCGAGCGAATATGTGAACTACAGCGAGTCGGGCGGCGGGCGCTCGGCCGAGATGCACTACGCGACCATGACGGTCGAGGAACTGATCGCCATGGGGCCGATCGTGCGGGCGCTCGCGGCCCCCGACACCGCGCTGTTTTACTGGACCTCGGGGCCGAACATCTGGAACACGCACCGCATCCTGACCGCCTGGGCCGACGACGGGTCGGACAAGCCGGTGTTCGAGTTCTCGACCATTGCCTTCACCTGGCTCAAGACCAACCCGTCGTTCGATGCCGAGGCCATAGAGCAGGGCATCCACCTCAAGGACTTCCACCGGGGCAACGGCCATTGGACCGCGGCCAACGTCGAGGTCTGCCTGCTGCTGCGCAAGGGCGCTCCGCCGCGCCTGGCCACCGACGTCGACGAGCTGGTGATCGCGCCGCGCGGCGACCACTCGGCCAAGCCCGAGGAGGTGCGCGCCCGCATCGAGCGCCTGGTCGGCGGGCTCTACCTGGAGCTCTTCGCGCGGAGCGAACGCAAGGGCTGGACGGTGTGGGGGAACGAGACTCCAGAGGCCAGGGATCAGGTATCAGAAGACAGCGAAGGAGAGACAGTGTGATGCAAGGCCAAATGACAAAAGGCGAGCGAGACGACCTCATCCGACTCATCAAGCAGCGCGAAAGGGTCTGCAAAACCGCCGCCGATCAGCGGTCAACCGCTATGCTTGCGGAATTCGAGCAAAAGATTTCTGCGGTTCACGACTTCGCCACGAACGATGTCTGGAAGGCGGCGAGCGACGCGGCAATAGCGGCTGCAAAGAAGGCCAACGAAGAAATAGAGGCCGAGGCCGAGAAACTCGGCATACCCAAGGAGTTCCAACCGAAGATCAACTTCTCTTGGGCGCGGCGCGGCGAGAACGAATATCGACAACGCCGGGAGGAACTCCGGCGTGTGGCTAAAGCGGAAATCGACACGTTGGAGAAGGTCGCGCGGGTGCAAATCGAAGCCGAAAGCGTCCGCGCACAGACCGAGGTGATCGCCAATGGCCTCAATTCTGCGGCCGCTATCGAGTTTCTGAACAGCCTGCCCAAAATCGAGTCAATGATGCCGACGTTGGACGTGACCGAAATTCAGGCGAAATTGCTCGAGCGGTCAAGACGGCGCGGCAACTACGACCAACCGTATCTGATAGAGGATTAGAGCGGAACGGCCGAGCGCCCAGAGGCGAGTACCTGAAATGCCCCGCGTTTTACTTAGTGGATACTCTGGGACCAGGTTCGCTCGCGTGGGCGGCCAGCGCCTGATCCAAGACCGATCCCGGGTCGGGGAAACTCGCGGCTTCGCCGAGAAACGCGTTGAGAGCATTGATGCCCTTTGCGGCCGCTTCGAAAAGATTTCGGAAATTCCGCGCAAATACCTCGAGGTTGTTGTCATCTATAAAATCGTCAGACGCGTGGGCGCGCGCGCCGGCGATATCGCTGCGAATTTCATCCGACCCCGCGTGGGCTGCGATCACGGCAATCGCGGCGCGGTCGCCAAGATCGCCGAGGTGGTGGGTGTTGCTACCAAAAACCTTCTTGGCCGGGATGTCCAGATGGACGACTTGGGCCGGGTTCACAGGGCCATCCGTCGCCCGCAGCGACTCGACACTGCTGACGCGGGAGGCCGCCTCGGCCATAAGCGTGCTCAGCTCGGCGCGCAACGCGACAGCGAGCGTGCGGGCCTGTTCCCCACGCAGCCGATCGTCGCGGCGGCGGTTCAGCTCGGCGTTGATCACGGCGCCGAAGATGATGGCCAGCAGGCCGCCGCCGGCGCCCGCCAGCGCGCCCAGGAACGCCGCCGCGCTGGCCGGCTGGGCGATGATGTCCGGCCAATAGATCCTGACCGCGGCGAAAATCGCGGACGCGGTCAAGAGGGCGGCAACGATGATCCGCGACAACATCATGCCCGCCAGTCTGACCCGCGCAACCGCCGCGCGCAAGCCGGGAGGGCGGCGTGAATCACCTCTCGGTCGATAACTTCGCCGGCGGGGGCGGTGCCAGCCTGGGCATGGAGCGGGCGCTCGGCCGGCCGGTCTCGATCGCGGTCAACCACGACGAGAACGCGATCCTGATGCACCGGGCCAACCACCCGGCGACGACGCATTACTGCGAGAACGTCTGGGCCGTCGACCCGGTCGTGGCCTGCGGCGGAGCGCCGGTCGAGATCGCCTGGTTCTCCCCCGACTGCAAGGACTTCTCCAAGGCCAAGGGCGGGCGGCCGGTCAGCAAGCGGGTCCGCGGCCTGGCCTGGGTCGTGCTGCGCTGGGCGGCGCGCGCCAGGCCGCGGGTGATCGTGCTTGAGAACGTCGAGGAGTTCGCCGGCTGGGGCCCGTTGACCCGCAGCGGCCGGCGCTGCCCGCGGCGCAGGGGCCTGACCTTCGAGCGCTGGGTCTCGCAGTTGCAGGATCTCGGCTACCGGGTCGAGTGGCGCGAGCTGCGCGCCTGCGACTACGGCGCGCCGACCATCCGCAAGCGGCTGTTCGTTGTGGCCCGACGCGACGGGCGCCCGATCGTCTGGCCGGCGCCGAGCCACGGGCCCGGGCTGATCCCCTACCGCACGGCGGCCGAGTGCATCGACTTCTCGTTGCCCTGTCCGTCGATCTTCGAACGCAAGCGGCCGCTCGCCGCGGCGACGCAGCGGCGCATCGCGCGCGGGATCCAGCGCTACGTGATCGAGGCCGCGGAGCCGTTCGTCATCCGCACCGATATGCACAAGAGCAACGCAGGTTGCGTCTACGGACTCGGAGATCCTCTGCGCACGATCACCTCGACCGGCGGCCACGCTCTAGTCTTGCCGACCCTGGTCAAGAACAACTTTGGCTCCAAACCCTGCCAGGGCGTCCAGGAACCGCTCCACACGATCACGACCCAGGCGAACAGATTCGCCCTGGTCGCGTCGACCTTGATCCAGACCGGCTATGGCGAGCGACCGGGCCAGGCGCCACGGGTGCCGGGGCTCGGCAAGCCGCTCGGCACGGTCGTCGCCGGCGGCGCCAAGCACGCCCTGGTGACGGCTTTCCTGGCCCAGCACAACGGCGGCATGGTCGGCCACGACCTGCGCAAGCCGCTCTCGACCGTGACCCAGCGCGGCACGCAACAGCAGGTCGTGACCTCGCACCTGATCAAACTGCGCGGCACCTGCCGCCACGGCCAGGCGGTCACGGAGCCCATGCCGACGATCACCGCCGGCGGCATGCACTTGGGCGAGGTTCGGGCTTTCCTGATCAAGTATTTCGGCGACGGCGGGCAGCTACAGGACCTCCGCGACCCGCTACACACGGCGACCACCAAGGCGCGCTTCGGCGTCGTCACCGTCGAGATCGGCGGCACGCCCTACGTCATCGCCGATATCGGGATGCGCATGCTGACCCCGCGCGAGCTGTTCACCGCGCAGGGCTTCCCCGGCAGCTACGAGATCGCGCCGCTCAAGGACGGCGCGCCGCTGACCAAGACGGCGCAGATCGAGAAGTGCGGCAACTCGGTGAGCCCCCAGGTCGCGGAAGCTGTCGTGCGGGCGAACCTGGTTGCGAAAGCGGACGCGGAGGACGTGGCATGACCGCGCCCACCCGCCCGGTATTGCGTTGGCACGGCGGCAAGTTCCGCGACCGCAAGCGCATTGTCGCCCATTTCCCGCCGCACCGGGTCTACGTCGAGCCCTTCGGCGGCGCCGCCTCGGTGCTGCTGGCCAAGCCGCGCGCCTACGCCGAGGTCTACAACGACCTGGACCGCGAGGTGGTCGAGCTTTTCCGGGTGCTGCGCGACCCCGCGCGCGCGGCCGAGCTGATCCGGGCGCTGGAACTCACCCCCTTCGCACGCGGCGAATTCGACGGCGCCTACGAACCGAGCGGCGACCCCGTGGAGGCGGCGCGGCGGCTGTGCGTCCGGTCCTATCAAGGCTTCGGCTCGACAGCGCATGCGCGACCGAGCGCCGCGCGGACCGGGTTTCGCAGCAATTCTACCCGCGCGGGCGGTATTCCCGCCCACGAGTGGGTGACCTACCCGCAGGCGCTCCGCGCCGTGGTGGCGCGCCTTGCCGGCGTGGTGATCGAGTGCAAGCCGGCGATCGAGGTTATGGCGCGCTACGACGGGGCCGAGACCCTGTTCTACCTGGACCCGCCCTACCTGCCCGAGACGCGGAGCCTGAAGAACCCCTACGACCTGAAATACAGGCGCGGGATCTACGCCGTCGAAATGACCCGCGACGACCACGTCGAGCTGCTCGCCTTCGTTCGCGGGCTGCAAGGCATGGTGGTCCTCTCGGGCTACCCCTCGGCGCTCTACGACGACGCGCTCGCCGACTGGCACCGGGTCGAATGGGCGGCGCGCGCCGACGGCGCTAGGAAACGCACGGAGGTGCTCTGGATTAACCCGGCGGCGCGCGCCGGGCGCGATCTTTTCGCCCCGCGCGCCGGGGCTGCCCCGGGGGTTGGCCGGCGGCCCGGGGCAACGAAAGAGAGCGTTGGTGCACCCACCTGCGGGCCAACGCCTGCGGCGGAGAGCCCGGAGACCACGCCATGAGCGAGCGGGGCGAGAAAATCCTCGGCGAAATGGTCGACCGCTTCGGCGCGGAAATCAAGGCTGAATCAATCACTCAAGGAGAAGCGATCGCCATCCTCGGAGTCGTCCTGGCGAGCATTATCTCGCTGATCCCCAGCGCGCGTGCGCGCGACGACATCTTAGCCGAATTGGCCGTCGATCTCCCGAGCCACGTGGAACAATGCGTCCGCTGCCTGATGACGCGCTCGCCCAGTTTCGTCGCCGCGACCATCAAGGCGGCCGGGCGGTCCGATGAGCCGGAGGCTGCGCCGTGAGCGTCCACTACACCTCGCCCACATGGCGGCTCGTACTGCCGTCGGCGCCGAAATTAATTCTGCTCAAGTTCGCCGACCAGGCGAACGACGACGGCTTCACTTGGCCTTCGGTGGAGCGGGTCGCGCGCGAGACCGGGCTCGGCAGCAGCACCGTGCGCAACCATCTGCGGTGTTTGCGGAACGACCGCGTATTGGTGCTCAAACGCGGCGGCAAGGGCGGCCGTGCGCCCCAGGACGAGGACGGAAAACAGGCCGGCAAAACGACCCGCTATTGGATCGATATCGACCGCGCCGACGCGCTTTACCGACGGAACGGTCCGACCTCTTGGGCGGCCTTGCGGGCGGCGGAGAAGAAAAGCAACCCTCCGGAAACTGGAGGGTTGCACGAGCCCTCGGACGGGCAATCAACCATCCAGACGCGGGAGGGTTGCACAACCCTCCAGCTGCGGGAGCAACCCTCCAGCTGCGGGAGCAACCCTCCAGCTGCGGGAGTCCCCTATAAGGAAGAACCGTCATCTGAACCATCATCAGAACCATCATCCGACTCGAGACGTGCGCGCGGGACGCGTCTGGGCGCCGACTGGGAGGCGGGGCCATGGGATTTTGCCTATGGCCGGGAGCGCGGCTTTTGCGACCAGGAGGTTCGCGACCATGCAAGCAACTTCAAAACCCACTTCACCGCCGGAAACGGGCGCACCCGCACCCACCTGCGATGGTCCGGGCACGGCCATAGCGCTTTCGCCGTCTGGCTCCGCAAGGAACGCCCCGGCGACCCTGCCCGAGGCCCGGGCGCTGCTGGCCGAGGCGGCGCCAGGGGCGATCGACGCGGCGATCAAGGCGTGGTTGCCGCCATCCGTGATCTCCCGGATTGAGCGGGTCGAGCGTTGGCGCCAGCGCCCAGGCGCGCGGCCTGGCGAGGACTGGTCCCAGTCCTACACCGCCGACTATACGCTCGCCGAGGGCGCGTCCCTGGCTGACGCCAAGGCGGCGCTGCACTTGGTCGAGCGTCTCGACGCACGCGCAGGTCAACGCGATTGCGGGCAGGCGGTCGGTTTCCTCAAGCTTCTGACGGTTTCCAAGGCGCTTACGCCCGACGACCTGAAGGCCCAGATCAATGCCCTGTCGGCGTTGCTGGCCGAGTATCCGCTGGACGCGGTCAAAGCGGCCTGCAGGGAATGGGCGGACACACAGCGGTTCTTCCCGACCTGGACGGAACTGCGCGAGAAATGCTTGGAGGGCGTCTTGTTACGGCGCGCGTTGGCCTCCGCGCTGCGGGGCTACATCGAGCTGCGCGAGGCGCGCGAGCGGGAGGTGACGGCGCTGGCCAAGCCCGAGACGCCGGCCAACGCGCTTTGGCGCAGTTCGGAACGGCAGATCGTCGCCATACTGGGCGAGTCCGTATGGAACACCTGGCTTAAAGAACTCACCCCGGTGAGCGACAACGGCACGGTGTACGAACTGGCCGCCCCCAGCAAGTTCACGGCCATGCACGTCAAGGAGAGCTTCGGCGAGGCGCTCGAGGAGATACTGAGCCGGCGCGTTGCCGTGAACATGTACCACTGGGCCGGCGACGCCGCCAGGGACCGCGAGCGCAAGGAGCGGAGAGGAGCGCATGCGCGTGGTTGAGGCGATCGCCGACACGATTCACGGCTTCCCCTTCGAATTGGCCGAGCTCGAGTGGCTGGGTTGCAAGTTCCCCGACGGGGTCACCGTCCAGGCCGAGGCCCGGCCCGATCTCAAGTGGCGCTTCCTGTTCGAGGGCTACCACCCGCGCCTCGGGCGCCTGTTCTTCCGCCTGCGGCGGCGTGGCAGCAACGGTGCGGTCGAGCTCTGGGAGGTGACCGAGCCGCTGTCCCGGCTGTTCGTCTGGCGCAACCGGCGGGCGCGCCGCCGCCGTGGCGAGAGCGAGCGCGCGCAGTGGCGCCGCGCCCATGGTTCGCTTCCGGTCAGCGGCTCGCCCGGCCGCCCGAGCGCGGCGCGCCGGCGCCAAGGGCCGCTCGCGCGCGAGACCTTGGCGGATCCCGAGAGCGGGCGCGATATCCTGGCGTGGCGGGCCCCGGACCGCATCGAGGCCATGCTCAAGCGCGGTGCCTTAAGCCAGCGCCAGCGCGACATGGCGCTGCGCTTCCACAGGGCCTTCATCGCCGGCGGGCTCCATCCTGGACGAGCCTACGATCTGCTACGGGTCCGGACCGCGATCTCTGGGACTGGGCCCGCCGCCGACGCGACGCTCGACGCCAAGGACGAGGTATTCGGGATCTACGACCACCTCGGCGGGCGCGGCAGCCTGGGCGCGCGCCTGCTCTACCACGTGATCGGCATGGACCGCTCGATCGAGGACTGCGTGCGCATCGAGCGCGGTGGCGGGGAACGGACGAATAAGCACAAGGCACTCGGGGTGTTGACGACCGCGCTCGACGGAGTCGCGGGCTATTACGCGACTCGGGGCCTGTGGCTCAAGCGCGTCGAGCGCCTGAAAGCCGCGGAAACCCAAGCCCGCATGCAAGGGGCTTGACAGCCGGTACCCGAATTCGGTAGCGATTCAGACAGCGTTCAAAACTGCGCCCGCACCGGCCCCGCCGAGGCGGGCGTTTCCATGAGAGCAACCCGGGAGACGGGCCAATGTTCGAGGGCGCGGAGAAACCCGCGCCGGCGGGACGGGGGATCACGCACCGCTCGGCATCGAGGCGCCAACTCGGCTCCTCAAATGCTTGGAGGCAACGATGCCGAGCGCCCCGCCCCGATCGTTTTAGCCGATGCCGATCGAGAGTCAACGGGTCCTTCCCAGCCCAAAAACGAACGTGGTTCGGCTGCGCGCGATGTGGCGCTAGTGTCCGGGTTCTGAAAAGCCCTGAACTGAACTGAACGGCTGAACGCTCACTGAACGATGCGCGCCTGAAGGGCCGCGCCGCTTTCCGCGCACCGACAGGAGCGTCATGACCAGTCTTAGCACGGACGACGGCAACGGTTTGGAAGCCGCGGCGGCGGTGAACGGCGGGGAGTTGGTTTCGCGTGCGGAGTTCGCGCGCCGCGTCGGCGTGGTCAAGTCGGCGATAACCCTGGCCGTGCAGACGGGCCGCATCTCGGGCGCGGCGCTGGGCCCGGGAAAAAAGCTGCGCTTCGTAACGGCCGAAGCCCAATGGAAGCGAAACCGCGACCCGCAGGCGGAACTCGGCGTTCCCGATCCAAACGGCGCCGTCGGCGATCTCGGCGACGACGACGATCTGAATTACAAAACGGAACGAACGCTCTATGTGCGGGCGCAGCGCGAACAATTGGACCGCGAGAACGCGCTCAAGGACGGCCTCCTGGTCCTGGTCTCGGATGTCGAGTCCGCGATGGTCACCTGCGGCCGGGAGATACGCCAGCAACTCGACCTGATCGAGACCTGGGCCGACGGGCTCGCCAGCGTCACCGGCGGCGATCTGAAAGCAATCCGGGGCTTCCTGAAAGACAAGATACGCGGGCTCGAGGCCGAGCTCGAATCGAAACTGCAGCACCTCGGCGCGGGGGAGGACGACGATGAAACTGAAGATTAGCGTCGTCGCAGCCGCGTTGGCGCTGGGCCTCGCGCCCGACCCAGTCGTTCAGCCGAGCGCCTGGGCGGCGGAGAACATCGTCGTGCCGGACGGTCCCTATGCCGGCAGCCATTGGTCGCCCGAGGTCACGCCCTACCTGCCCGAGATCCTGGACCTCCTGGCGCCGGAGGACCCGGCGACGCGGATCAGCGTGCGCAAGTCGGCGCAGCCCGGCTTGACCGGCCTCGGCATCGCCTGGCTCGGCTACATCGCCGATGTCGCGCCGGCGCGGGCCATGGCGGTCCAGCCGACGGTCGATGCGGCCAAGGATTTCAACCGAGACAAGCTGCAGCCGACGATCGACGGTTCGCCGGTCCTGCGGCGTAAGATCGCGCCGCTCAAGAGCCGCTCGGGCCGCGGCTCGACGGTGCTCTCGAAGTCATACCCGGGCGGCAGCCTAACCATTTGCGGCGCCAACTCGACCGCCGGCCTGCGCTCCAAGACGGTCAAGAACGTACTCTGCGACGAGATCGACGACTGGCCGGAAGACCTGGAAGGCCAGGGCGACCCCATGCTCATGGTTGACGCACGTCAGCTCGCGTTCCGCGCCCTCGGCACCTACAAGAAATTGGAGATGTCGACGCCGACGCTGAAAGGCAGCTCGCGTATCGACGCGGCCTTCGAAGCCGGCGACCAGCGTTACTACCATGTCTCCTGTCCGCACTGCGGGCACGAGCAGACGCTCATCTTCGAGAACCTGCGCTTCGAGGAAGACTTTCCGCACAAGGCCGTCTATGTCTGCGCCGCGCGGGGCTGCATTATCGAGCACTTCGAAAAGACCGGCATGCTGGCCCGCGGGCGCTGGATCGCGGCCGAGCCGGGGCCCGGGCGCCATCCCTCCTTCCACATCGACTCGCTCTATTCCCCCTTCGTTACCTGGGACGACATCGCCGCCGCCTACCTCGCCACCAAGGGCGACCCGCACAGGGAAAAGGGCTTCGCCAACCTCTGGCTGGGCCGCAGCTTCGAGGTCCAGGGCGAGGCGCCGAAGTGGGAGGATCTGCAGAAGCGCGCCCAGTCGATCGCCAGCCACGGCCGCGGCGAGGTGCCGGCCTGGGTGCTGTTCCTGACCATGGGCGTCGACATGCAGGCGGACCGCCTCGAGGCCTCGATCTGGGGATGGGGCGTCGGCAAGACCTCGGCGCTGATCGACCATGTCGTGCTCGCGGGCAACACGGCGGACCTCCAGGTCTGGGGCGATCTCACCGAACTGTGGCAGCAGTCTTGGTTCACGCTGCAGGGCCGCGAGCTGCGCCTCGAATGCACGGCGGTCGATTCCGGCTATCGCCCGACCATGGCCTACGACTGGGTACGCGGCAAGCCGGCCACGATCTCGATCAAGGGCTACTCGGGGCGCACCGACTGGCCGATCGGCACGCCCAAGAAGATGACCTACACGCCGCGCGGCAAGCTGGTGCGATCGAGCGCGCTCAACTGGATGGTCGGCTCCTGGTACCTGAAGGCCGAGCTCTACGGCTACCTGAACCTGGAAGGCCCGGACGAGACCGGCAATTTCCCGCCCGGCTTCGTGCACCTGGCGAGCGGCCTGGACGACGAGGTCTTCAAGCAGCTGACCGCCGAGAAGCTGGTCGCGAAGCAGAAGCGCGGCGGCCTCACGTCCTACCAATGGGACAAGTCGCCACAGGACCGCAACGAGGTCCTGGACTGCGCCGTCTACGCCCGCGCCGCGGCCTATTCGCCGCACATCGGCATGGGCCGCATGACGCTGGCGCAGTGGGAGGCGCTCGCCATCGAGCGCGGCGCGCCGCCGGAGCCGGCCCAGCTCGACATGCTGCGCGCGGTCGTCGCGCCGCCGGGGGCGGAGGTGGACGAGGCCGCTCCGGCGATCCGCGCCGGCAAGTCGCGCTGGCTGTCCTGACATGGCAACGCTGACCGAGCTCCAGGCACGCCGCGACGCGCTGGAGGCGGCGCTCGCCTCCGGTGTGCTCAAGCTGCGCGAGGGCGACAAGGAAGTGAGCTACCGCAACCTCGACGAAATGAGCCGGGTGCTGGCATCGGTTGTCGCACAGATCGCCGCGCTCGAGGGCACGGTCAAGACGCGTCGTGTTTACCCGCAGACGCGCAAGGGTTGGTGAGGATGGAGACGAACTGCCGCATCGGGCGCGTGACCTTCAAACCCGGGTTCCAGCCCGGGGCTCAGGCGTCTCACGGCGCTGCCGGCGGCACGCTGTTGCCGGCCTACGACGCCGGCGCCGGGACCGGGCGCCGGCAGAGCGCCTGGCTGACCACCTCCTCGGGCGTCAATACCACCGTCATTGCCCACGCCGCGACGCTCCGCAACCGCGCCCGGCACGAGATTCGCACGAATCCCTGGGCGCGGCAGATCAAGAACCGCTACGTCGCCAACGCGATCGGCACCGGCATCCGGCCCCAATCTCGCCACCCGGACGAGGCGGTCCGCGAGACCCTGCATGAGAAATGGCGCGACTGGACCGAGGAATCGGACCCGGAAGGCGTCGGCGACTATTACGAGCAGCAGGCGCTTTGCGTCGGAGGCGGCTTCGAGTCCGGCGAGGTTTTCGTGCGCCTGCGCCCGCGCAGTCTAGCCATCAACCCCGGGGACGGCCCCGAGGTGCCGCTCCAGGTCCAGGTTCTTGAGGCCGATCACGTGCCCCTCGCCGAGAACCGCATCGGCGAGAACGGCAACATCGTCATCGCCGGCATCGAGTTCGACCGTCAGGGCCGCCGCAGGGCCTATTACATGTATCGCGAGCACCCCGGCGAGTTCCTGTCTCAACGCCCACGCGGCTGGGAGCTGGAGCGCGTGCCGGCGGCCGAGATCCTGCATCTCTTCGTGCGCGAGCGCCCGGGCCAGGTGCGCGGCGCCCCGCGCTTGGCCAGCGTGCTCGCGCGCCTGCATGCCCTCGACGAGTACGAGGACGCGGAGCTGCTGCGCAAGAAGATCGCAGCCATGTTCGCGGCCTTCATCATTCCCGGCGTCGGCGAGGACGGCGCGCCGCTGGTTGAGGAGAAACCCGACAGCAAGGGTGAGGTCGAGATCACCCTCGAACCCGGGATGTCTCAGGTGCTGCCCGCCGGCGCCGACATCAAGTTTGCCGAGCCGGCCGAGGTTGGGACGTCCTACGACCCCTTCATGAAGTGGAATCTGCACGGCGTTGCCGCCGGCGCCGACTTGACCTACGAGCAGGTCACCGGCGACCTCTCGGATGTGAACTTCACCTCGCTCCGCGCCGGGCTCTTGGAAAACCGCCGCGGTTTCGAGCAGTTCCAGGCGAACACGCCGGTCTACCAACTCAACCGTCCGGTCTGGCGCCTCTGGCTCGACCAGGCGGCGCTCGCCGGCGTCACCGCCGCCAGCGACTACCTGGCCAACCGGCGCGACTACCGGCGGGTGAAGTGGGTGCCCCAGGGCTGGCCCTGGGTCGACCCGGAGAAAGAACAGAAAGCCTCCCTGCGCGAGGTTCGTGCCGGCTTCGGTTCCCGGTCCCGGGTCGTGGCTGCGCGCGGCGACGACGTGGAGGAGATCGACCGCGAGATCGCCGAGGACAAGGCCCGCGCCGACAACCTCGGCCTGACGCTCGATTCCGATCCCAGCCGGGTCAACCTGACCGGCGCAACGCAGGCCAAGCCGGCCGGCTCGGCGTTGCCGGATCCCGCCGAGGAGGCCGGCGCCGTCCAGCCGCCGGCAGGGGGCGGGGACGAGGACAAAGAAAAGAAAGGCGAGGAGGACGATGAGTAATGCCGGTCCCTCATGATCTCCGACGCATCGCCAATCGCATCATGACCAACAAGGCGCATCCGATCACGGCGGACGCCGCGATCGCCGTGATGGGTGGCGAGCTCGCCGCGCGCCTCAACGTCGCCCGCATCGTGGATAATTTGTCGGGCGTCGTGTTCGAGGTCGGCGCGGTCGCGCCGCCGCTGTCCGAGAGGCGCGTTGCTGCTGAGCGCAGCGTGGTCCTAGCCGGCGTCGAATTCGTGCCGGCCGCCAAAGACGCGCGCAGCGTCGGCGCGCCCTCGCGCGATCACGAGAGCGCGCGCCTGTTCGCTTTCGAGCCGCAGAGCGGCATCGCCTACATCCCGATCGAGGGCGAGCTGGTGCACAAGTACGGCCACCTGGATCCCTACTCGGGCCTGACCGGTTACGATGGAATCAAGGCCAAGGTCCACGCCGCCGCCGAGGACCGCCAAGTCAAGGGCATCCTGTACGATTACGATACGCCGGGAGGCGAGCTCTTCGGTGTCAAGGACACGGCCGAGGCGATATTCCTCGCGCGCCAGGCCAAGCCCTCTTGGGCGCTGATCAACGAGATGGCGCTCTCGGCGGGCTATTGGCTCGCGTCCGCGGCGCACAATGTCTTCGCGCCGACGACCGCCGATACCGGTTCGATCGGCGTCGTCATGATGCACGCCGATTGGTCGGGCAAACTGAAGGACGAGGGCGTCACCGTGACGCTCATCCATTCCGGCGCCCGCAAGATCGACGGGCATCCGTTTGGGCCCTTGCCGGAGGAGGTGCTGGCGCGCTTCCAGGGCGAGGTCGACAACGTCCGAACGCTCTTCGCGTCCGATGTCGCGCGCAACCGCAAACTCTCGGTGGCCGCGATGCTGGATACCGAGGCGGACGTGTTCACCAGCGTAGACGCGCTCGCCGCCAGGCTGATCGATGCGGTCGCGTCCGAGGACGAAGTTTTCGAGGAATTCGCGGCGCGACTGGCGCGCCCACAGCCCGCGGCGCTGCCGTCGGCCTAAACCCGAAACGGAAGGACTGGACGATGAAGAACCCACTCGCGGCAATCGGCCTGCGCGGCAAGCGGGCCGCGGAACACGAAGATGACGACGACGAAGACAAGACCAAGGCCGCCGAGCACGAGGACGAGGACGACGAGGACGAGGCGAAGAAGGCCCAGGACGAGGACGAGGACGACGAGGACGACGAGGAGGACGAAGCGCCCTCATCCAAGAATGCCGCGCGCCGCGCCGCGGCCAAGGCGGAGAAGAAGGCCGCGCGCAAGCTGCGCCACTACGCCCGCCAGGTCGCCGACCTCTGCACGCTCGCCGGCAAGGCGGAACTGGCGGCCGAGTTCATCGCCAAGAATGTCTCCACGGGCGACGTGCGCAAGACCCTGATCGGGCAGCGCGTCAGCGCATCCTCGGCGGCCGAGATCGCCGGGCACACCGGGCCGGACTCGGGGCGCAGCACGGCGGCGCTGTGGGACAAGGCCGTCGCGCGCACGAACGCGCGTTTCTCGCCTGGAACCCCTGCCTGATCCAACCATTCCTGCGTAACTCAACGCCCGCGCGAGCTTGCGCGGCTGAATCGGAGAAACCACCATGGTCTTGAAAACCGAAGCCCGCCACACGGCGGAATTCATCCTGTCCGAGGGCAACGGCGGCATCTCTCGCGACAACGGCACCGTCCTCAAGGGGCAGAAGCTCAAGGTCGGCGAGGTCGTCCAGGAGGACGGCGCCGGCAAGCTGATCGCCGCCGACGGCTTGCTCGACACCGCCGGGGGCGTCCAGACCGAGGTCGCCGGCATCGTGATCGACGCGATCGACGCGAGCGCCACGGGCGCCGACGCCGATGTCGCGGCTGCCTACATCGCGCGCCTCGCGGAGGTCAACAACAACCTCCTGACCTATCCGACCGAATCGACGGCCGGCGGGGAGAAGGCGGCTGTGAACACCAGCCTCGCCAAGCTCTTCATCATCGCGCGCTAGCTCGACGCCCGCGCGCCAAGTGTCCCCCGGCGTCGGCCGGCGAGAAATGGAGTAAGAAATCATGCTCGACATCTTCACGGACGACGCCTTCAGCCTCGTCCCACTGACGGACGCAATCAACAAGCTCAAGTTCGTTCCGGGCCTGATCGGCTCGATGAACTTGTTCGTGGAGAGCGGCGTCCCAGCCACCTCGATCGCGCTCGAGGAGCGCGACGGCATCCTGGTCTTGGTCGCGCCCACCCCGCGCGGCGGTCCCGGCACCACGATCGACAAAGGCAAGCGCAACCTGCGCAGCGTGGTCGTGCCTCACTTCGAGATTGACGATGCGATCATGGCCGAGGAGGTCCAGGGCGTGCGCCAATGGGGCTCCGAAACCGCGCTCGAATCGATCATGGGCCAGGTAACGGAGCGCGTCGCGGTCCACTCCCAGTCGCTCGAAGCGACCCAGGAGTTCTCGCGCATCGGCGCGGTCAAGGGCATCGTCACCTACGCCGACAACACGACGTTGAACCTCTTCACCCTGTTCGGCGTCAGCCAGGAAACCGAGATCAATTTCGACCTGGATGCTGCGAGTCCTGCCGAGGGCGTGCTGCGCAAGGCCTGTGGCAAAGTCGTCCGGCAGATCGCGAACATCCTCGAGGGCGTGCCGTTTACGGGCGTGCACGCGTTCGTCGGCGATACCTTCTACGACGAGCTGATCGCGCACAAAGAGGTCCGCGAGACGTTCCTGAACCAGACCGCCGCCGCCGAGCTGCGACGCGGCTACGTCGACGGCGGGATGTCCTTCGGGTCCTTCGAGTTCGGCGGGATCCGCTGGCAGAACTATCGCGGCAAGGTTGGCGCGACGGATTTCGTCGCCGCCACCAAGGCGCACATCTTCCCGGTCGGCGTGCCCAACTTGTTCCGGACCTACTTCGCGCCGGCGGATTACGTCGAGACGGTCAACACACTCGGCCGCCGGCTCACGGCCAAGCAGTTCCCGATGCCGAACGACAAGGGCATCGAGCTCGAAGTGCAGATGAACACGCTCAACATCTGCACGCGGCCGCAGGCCCTGATCCCGGGTAAGAACACCTGATCGGCCTTTCGATCACGGTGACCGCCGCCGAGGGGCCCCGCCGGGGCCCCTTCGGCGTTTGACCCGAAGGCACCATGGCAACCGAGTGGTCGGTCCCGCGACTGTGGGAGGGCGAGACCGCGTTCATCCTGGCGGGTGGGCCGTCGCTGGCCGGGCAGGGGGCTCACCGCCTGGCGGGCCGGCGGGTGATCGCCGTCAATTCCAGCTACATCGCCCATCCCTTCGCCGATTATCTTTTCTCGGCGGACCGGCCTTGGCTCTACGAGCACCGGGCGGCGATCGAGGGCCCGTGGCGCGGGCGCGTGGTTACCACCACGAGCGCGATCGACTGGGACGGGTTGCTGCACCTGCGCCAGGTCGCCCCGCCATTTCCCGGCAAAGCCGGTGGCGTCGCGATCAGCAGCGATCCGCGCGCGCTCAGCGTCCGGCGCACCTCGCTCCACGGCGCGATCAACATGGCCGTTCTGCTCGGCGCCACGCGCCTGGTGCTGCTCGGCGCCGACGGCGGGCGGGACGCCAAGGGCCGAACCCATCACCACGCGCCGCACAAGCAGGCGCCGAAGCCGGGCTGCTGGGACGAGCAGCTCGTCGATCTGCGGACCATGGTCCAGCCGCTCAAGGACCTCGGCGTCGAGGTGCTGAACGCCAGCCCGGGCAGCCACTGGGATCTCTGGCCGATCGTCACGCTGGATGATGTCTTGGCGGCGGAGCCCGGCCCGTCTTTGCGCGCATCTTCGGCGGGAGGAGAGCAAGTGAGCGAGTTGCGCGTCTTCGTGTGCGGGTTGCCCAAGAGCGGCACCTCGACGTTGCACCGCGCCTTCGGCCGCGCCGGGCTGGTGTCCAGCCACGGCCACTTTCACGTGGACGGCACGCCGATTGCACTGCAGCTCTGGCGCGCCTTCGTCGAGGCCCGGGATCCGCTGCATTATGTGCCGCGCGGCGTCGAGGCGATCTGCGATGCCTATATCACGCGCTCGCCCAAGTGGGAGCGGGTGAGCATCTGGCCGACCCTGGCGCCCGGCTTCCTGCGGTCCTTGCGGGAGCACCATCCGGAGACGCTGATCCTGCTGAATACGCGGGCGCCCAAGGACTGGCTGGCCAGCATCGCGCGCTGGAAGGACCTGCGCGCGCGCATCGTCAAGGCCGAACTGCCGTTCCTGCCGCGTGGGCGGGGCGGCGAGGACGCCGCGCTCATCGAGTGGGTCGCCGACTATCACGCGCGCGTCCGCGCGGCCTTCGCCGACGACCCGCGCTTCCTCGATGTGGCGATCGAGGATCCGGAGACCCCGGCGCGTATCGCCGCGGCGCTCGACCTGGTGCTCCCCTGGTGGGGCCGGGCCAACGCCAATCGAGAGACCGAAACCGAGGGGGAGATCGAGGCGCCATGACCCTTAACCTGAGCGGCTTCACCGACAAGGCGAGCCGGAACCCGGAGGAGTTGGCGCTCTACCAGGCGACCGACGATTACGTCAAGGCTTACGCGGCGCACACCGATTTGCGGGTGCGGCGCGACGGCCCGGCGGCGGCGATCGGCGGGCAGTGGGAAGAGCACGGGCCGCTGCAGCTCGCCTTCCTCCGGAAGCGCGGGCTGACCCCGGCCTCGCGGCTGCTGGATTTGGGCTGCGGCACCGGGCGCTTCGCCCGCGTTGCCGTGCCCTGGCTCGATCCGGGGCGCTATACGGGCATCGACATCTCGCCCGCCGCCCTGGCCCACGCGCGACAACTCGGCGAGGATGAAGGCTGGGCTGAACGCTCTCCGCGCTTCATCCATGGCACCGGCGGTTTCGCAGGGCTGCGCCACCGCGCCTTCGATTTCATCTGGGCGCATTCGGTATTCACCCATCTGCCGGCGGACGTGATCCAGGGCCTGTTCGCCGGTCTGGCCGTCCGGGAATTCGGCGAATTCGCCTTCACCTACAAGCGCCACGACCAGCCGCGCCGCTCGGGCCTCAAGCAGTTCCAATACCCGCCGGAATTTTTCGTGGATGCTGCGCAAGCGGTTGGACTGCACGCCGAAGAGTTACCCGACGTCTGGCCGGCGGGGCAGAAGACCATGCGGGTGTGGCGGTGACCGGGTTCACGCTGATCGTCCCCTATTACCGCAACCCGGAGATGCTGCGGCGTCAGGCCGTGGCCTGGGCCGGCTATCCGGCCGGGATCCGGGTGATCCTGGTCGACGACGGCAGCCCGGAGCCGGCCCACGAAGTGCTGCCGAACGGCTGCCGCGCCGCGCTCTACCGCATCGAGACCGACATCCCCTGGAACCGCAACGGCGCGCGCAACCTGGGCGCCCAGGTGGCCGAGACCGACTGGATCCTGCAGACCGATATCGATCATCTGCTGCCGGTCCCCTCGGCGATCTGGCTGGCCGAGCATTTCACGGCCGACCCGGCCTGCTGGTACCGCTTCGCGCGCTTCCGGGCCGGGCGCGCGGACGCGACCCGGCGCAAGGACGCGATTCCGGACGATGCAGTCTTCGGGCCGGTCAAGCCGCACGTGGATTCCTACCTGTGCACCCGCGCGCTCTACTGGCGGATGGGCGGTTACGACGAGGACTATTCGGGGCACCTGGGCGGCTCGGCGCCGTTCCTGGCCGCCCTCGCGGCGGTGGCGCCCTGCGAGCTGCTCGAGGACGCGCCGCTCTGGGTCCACACGCGGCACAGCATCGCCGATGCCTCGGACCTGACGCTCAGCCGCGACCGCAAACCCTACGAGGACCTGCGCGCGCACAAGCGCAGCCAGGGCGATCTTTTGCCCACCGATCACCTGCGTTTCCCCTGGCACCAGGTCCGATGACCGCGTTCGATTCCACGGCCCTGCTGGGCCGGCCGGAGCGGCGCTCCGATCCCGAAGCCCTGCGCGCGATGGTCGCGGGCGCCCGCGTGCTGGTGACCGGCGCCGGCGGCACCATCGGCTCGGAGCTGGCGCGGCAGGTCGCCGCCGCCGGGGCGGCTTGCGTGGTGCTGCTCAACCACAGCGAGGCCGCGCTCTATGCGATCGACGCCGAGATCGGCGAGGCCTTCCCAACCGTGCCGCGCGCCGCCGTGCTCGCCGACGTCTGTGGCGGCGGCCTGGCGCAGATTCTCGACCGGCACCGCCCCGAACTCGTGTTCCACGCCGCCGGCATCAAGCACGTGCCGATGTCCGAGGCCAATCCGGAGGCGGCGGTGCTGACCAACGTCTTTGGCACGCGCGACCTGGCACGGGCCTGTCTGGCGACGGGCGTGGTGACCATGCTGCTGATTTCGACCGACAAGGCGGTCAACCCGATCTCCGTCATGGGCGCGAGCAAGCGGGTGGCGGAAATGGTCTGCCAGGCCTCGCCGGCGCGCGGCTTCCCGACCCGCTTCAACATCGTGCGTTTCGGCAACGTGCTCGGCTCGGCCGGCTCGGTGGTGCCGCTGTTCGCGCGCCAGATCGCGGCCGGCGGTCCGGTCACCGTGACCCACCCGGAGGTGCGGCGCTACTTCATGACCACGGCCGAGGCGGTGGCGCTGGTGCTCCGGACCGGCGCGCTGTTCGCGCCGCTGGACTCGGTCTTCGCGCTCGACATGGGCGAGCCGCTGCGTATTCAGGATTTGGCGCGCCGCATGATCGTCCAAGCCGGGCGCGATGATATCGAAATCCGCTTCACCGGATTGAGGCCCGGGGAAAAGCTCGACGAGGAGATCTTCCACGCCTGGGAGCAGGACCGACCCTCGGGGCATGCCGGTATCCGGGTCGGTAGCCTGCGCCCGGTCGATCGTCCTGCGCTGTCCCGGGAACTGACCCGTCTCGGCCGCGCCGCAGCGGTACGCCGGACCGGCGGGACGCTCAAGCTGCTCGCCCGCCTGGTGCCGGAGTCCGAGCTCGATGCGCTGCGAGACGCGGCATGAGCGCGCCGGCCTGGCCGCGCTGCCTGACCGAGGACGAAACCCTGGACCGAATGTGCGCCGGCGCCTCACTGGCGCGCCTGGGCGACGGCGAGCTGGCGATCGCGCAAGGCAAGGGCAACAGCACCCATGCACCAAATCCGGCGCTCGCCAAGGATTTGCGGCGCATTCTCCATGACCCGGCGCCGGGCTGCCTGCCGGCGATCCCGACCATGGACCCGAAGAGCCCGAAGTATGGCAACTGGTCGCGCTCCAAGGCGCGCTTCGCCCCCCTGTTCGATCCGGCGCGGGTCTACGGCTCGGCCTTCGTCGGCCGCTCCGATTGCGCGCCCTGGATTCTGCGCCCGGACTATTTCGCGGCGTTCCGGGGCCTGTGGGCCGGGCGCCGGGTCGCGGCCGTCTGCGCCGAGGACCACGGCCTGCGCAAGCTGCTGGCTAAGGATGCTGCCCATGTGACCTGGGTACCCTGTCCGAAGATGGAGGCCTACGGCGCGCTGGCGGCGATCGAGGCGACCTGCCTCGCGGCGGGGACGACGCTCGCGGTGATCTGCGCCGGGCCGGCGGCCACGGTGCTCGCCGACCGGCTTGCGCGCGCCGGGCTGCAGGCGGTCGACCTGGGCCGGGGCGCCGGCATGCTGCTCAAGGTCGGACGCGAAGGTTGGTCGCGGGCCACGGCGTCGTTGCTTTCAATGAAGCCGAGGGCCGGTGGTTGGGAATGAGCCCGTGACGGTCTCGATCGTCACCTGGGTGTGGGACGGCGGCCGCGACTACGCGCCCGAGCACGTGGCCGTGCTCGGGCGCATGCTGGCGCGGCACATGACCGTGCCCTACCGGCTGATCGCGATCGCCGACGATATCCGGGGCGACTGGGGCGCCGCCGAGGTGATCGAGACCCCGCCGGCGGCGCGCGCGCTGGCGCGCCTGGAGACCCCGGAGAAGAAAGGCTTCCCGTCATCCTACCGTCGCCTGTGGATGTTCAGCCGCGAGGCCGCCGCGCTCGGCCCGCGGCTCATGGTGGTCGACCTCGATATCGCGGTCACCGGCGACTGGGCGCCGCTGCTCGACGTCGATGTGCCGTTTATCGGCTGGCGCCCGGGCCAGGCCTGGCCCAAGCCCAGCCAGGAGATCCGCTTGGCGGGTGGCCAGTACCTGCTGCGCGCCGGCGAAGTCACGCAAGTCTGGGACCGCTTCGAGGGCACCAAATCGATCCTGGAGGCGCGCAAGGCGAATTATCGCGGCTCCGACCAGGCCTGGATCAGCTACTGCCTGGCCGGGACGGCGCCGGTCTGGCCCAAGGGCTGCGGCATCTACTCGATCCGCGACATGACCCGGGACGACCGGCAAAAACGCACCCTGGCGCCGCCGGCCGACGCCCGGGTGGTGCACTTCAACGGCCGCGGCAAGCCCTGGCACGCCGCGACCCGGGCCCAGCACCCCTGGGTCGGCAAATACTGGAAATAGCGCGCGCCGGCGCGGCGGCCATGGCGGCGATCGCGCCGGCCGAGGTCGAGCGGGCGCTGCGCGACACCTTGACAGCAGGAGGACCATGACCATGCACGTCTATCTCGAACGCGACGTCGAACTGGCGGACGGCCGGCGCAAGCCGCTCGGCGTCCTCAACCACCGCGGCGAGACCGGCCCGGGCGACGACCCGGAATCCTACAAGCGCATGATGGAAAAGCGCGGCCTGCGCGTCCATCTGTCCGGCACGTTTCTCGGCAAGACGGTCGCCGTCGAGGATCTGCCGCGGGAGGTCCGAGCATGAACGCCGCCGCCGCGACCTTCGAGTTCGACCTGGCCGCGCCGCTCGAGCGCCTGCGCGCGCTCGCCGGCCAGATCCTGGCCATGGCCGGCTTTCTGCCCGACGAGGGCGAGTCCATGATGGTCGATCAGGCGATCAAGAACATCACCACCGACCGGGGCACCGACCTGGAGCTGCTGCTGTTCACCAACGTGGCGCCGGGCGAGACCATCACCGAGGCGACGCTCACCGAGCCCACCGGCACCGGCTACGCGCGCAAGAACCTGACCGACGCCTCGTGGACCGGCTCGGGCGACACGCGCTCCTTCGCTCAGCAGACCTTCACCGCCGGCGCGGGCGGCTGGACCGGCTCGGTGCAGGGCTACGCCATCGTCAGCAAGGGCACCACGCCGCGCATCGTCGCCATCGAAGTGGACTCCAACGGCCCCTACACCTTCGCTGAGAACGACACCTACGACATCACCCCGAACATCACCTTCGCGTAGGTCCTGGCGGGCCGGCGTGAGGCCGGGCGTGAGGTTGAACTAGGAGGAACGCATGGCAACCCGCATCGAGATCGTCGGCCGTTCCGCGACCCAGGTCAGCGTTGCCTTCTACTATCCGGTGTCCGGGCCGGATCAGGAGGCCTCGGCCGTCGACGCGACGCGCCAGCCGGCCGGCGGCGCGGCAAGCAAACTCAGCGCCCAGGAAGTCACCGACCTCCAGGCCGGGACGCTGTTTGAACTGGTCCGTGGTTATTCCATCCACGGCTTCACGGTGGCTGAGATGAAGGCGCGGCTGGAAGCGGCCTGGACCGAGCTCCAGACCGAGGCGCTGGCGGACTACAAGGCCCGTTACAGCAACCTTCATGCCAGCTGGGACGGAGCGATCTGGAGCTGAGCCATGGCCGTATCAAAGACCGCGCGCACCATCCTGGGCGTCGCCACCAACTTGGCTGCCGAGACAGAGAAGACCGTCACCTCGATCACCCGCTCGGGCGTGACCGCGACCGCGACCACAAGCGCGGCCCACGGGAAATCCAACGGCGATGTGGTCTACATCTTTGGGGCGGCGGAATCGGAATATAACGGCGTCTTCACGATCTCCAACGCCTCGGGCAGCGTTTTCGACTACACGCTCAAGCAAGACCCGGGCGCGAGCGCGAGTGGCACCATCAAGTGCTGGTTCGGCAAGCTGGGCACGGAGCTCGACCTCTCGACCGCGCTGGGCGTCATCATCACCGGGCGGGTGCAGAACGGCACCACCGGCCCGACCGCCGGTTTGAGCATCCTGGTCGGCTTGGCCAACGCCAGCGTCGAGGCCGACTTCAAGTGGCGCCCGTTCATGACCGCCGGGACCGGCAACCTGGACGAGGCGCCGATTTCCTGGGGCCTGGGCGCGGCGGTGATGTTCGTGAACTTTTTCTTCTACGGCAACACCGGCCAGGCGGTCGACGCCGAGGCCTTCGCCCACGAACTGACCAGCGTCTAGGGCGCGGGCGGCGGGATCGGGACCATGTTCCTGCAGAAGCCGCTGCCCTGGGACGTGAACCCGCGCGAGGTCGCGCCGGAGTGGCGGTGGTTTTGGAGCGATCCCGACTTACTTATGGCGTTTCCGTTTTGGGAGCGGGCTGGGTCGCCTAAAGATTTGGTCGGAGGGATTGTTGGCACTTTAAATGGGAGTGTTTCTTGGGGTGACGGGGCCGAAGGCACGGTTATAGATTTCCCCGGTGGGGCAGGGGATAAACTCTCAATCTCAGGTTTTCCAATAGGCACGAATGCGCCTTTCTCGGTTACCATTGTTTTAACACCGCGCGCCATTGATACGTTCCTTCCCAACATATGGTTTTGGGGGAACCAAAGCACCAGCAAGGGGGCAATTGTTCATAAAAACGCCGCCGATCTCAGGCTTGCTATTTGGGGTGGCACCCCCATAGACATACCGAACCCTTTGGTTGTCGGCACTAGAATAGTCCTGACCTCTACATTTGATGGCACGAATATACGATTTTATGTAGATGGTCTTTTAGCTGGTGGACCTACGGCCACAAGTCACACTATTGACGACGATGTTGGGTCCGTCGGCGGCATTGACACCACCGGCAATGAGACGGACGGAACGGTGCCGGTATTTATTGTCCACAGCCGGGCGTTGATTCCTACGGAGTGTTCTCAAATTGCTCGCGACTTCTTCGGCCCGATCAGCATGGCGGACGAGACTCCGGTGGTTGGCCTCAGCGTCGTCTTCACCTCGGCCAACCTCGCGCTCCACCACTCCGGCGCCAGCGACATCGGCGGGGCGATTGGCGCGGCGCTGACCGACGACGCGCTCAACAATCTCTGGGACGACGTATCGAGCGACGACGCCGGCGCGGGCGATACCGAATTTCGCTGCGGCTATGTGAAGAACACCCACGGCTCGCTTTCGGCTCCGAACGTCAAGGTCGAGATCGATACCGACCCGGCCCAGAGCAACTTCGAGATCGCGCTCGGCGCGGCCGGCAAGAATGGCACAGAGACCGAGGTAGCCGACGAAGACACGGCGCCCAGTGGACCGAGCTTCGGGACGACAGCGCTCAACCTCGGCACGCTGGCGGCCGGCGACTTCTATCCGATCTGGATCAAGCGCATCGTCGGCGCCGGCGCCGGGGCCGCGACGCCGGACTCGGGCGTGTTGCGGATCTCCGGCAACGATCCAAACTAGGGGGCGCCTCCCATGGCCAGCGAGACCCTGCGGCCGGACGGGGAGCTGAGCGATGTTGGCCTGGTCGCCAACTCCGAACTCGACCACGACGAAGATCCCGACGTTAGTTCGGTCACGATCGATGCCACGGGAGACAACGTCAACACGGAATGGGGCGCCGATTTCCCGACCCCGTCGGGTGACCCGACCGTCGGGGCGGACTTGCAGGCGTTCCGCGCCGGCGTCGAGGAATTCGACAGCGGCCAGACCGGCACGCCGACCGCGCGCATCGAGCTGTGGGAGAACGGCACTCTCGTCCGGGCAGGTTCAAACACGAATGTCAGCACCTATGCGGTTCTGAGCTTCACCTGGAACGCAAACGAGCTGGCGACGGCGGACGGGTCGCTGGTTCAATGCAAGGTGATCGGGACCAAGTCGGGCGGCGCGCCGGACGCCCGAAACAGCGTCCGCATCGGCCACGTCGAGTGGAACGTCGATTACACCGGCGGCGCGAGCCACGCGATCACCGGCGCGGTCACGGTCACCGAGTCGGCCGCGGCGACGCTGGACTTCCAGCAGCACCCGGCGCTGACGGGCGCCGAGACCGTCACGGCGAGCCCGGCGGCGACCCTGGATTTCACACAGCATCCGGACCTCGCGGGTGCGCAGACCATCACCGTGTCCGCGGCTGCCGCGCTGGACTTCCAGCAGCACCCGGCGCTGGTGGGTTCGGTGACGATCGCGGCCTCGGCCGCGGCGACGCTGGCCTACGCCAAGCGCATCGTCAGGACCTGGACGCTGAAGTGGAACGCCGCGGCGGCTGCGGCGAGCCACGCGATCACCGGCGCGCTGACGATCGTCGAGTCGATCGCGGCGGCGCTCGACTTCACGCAGCATCCGGCGCTGGCCGGTGCCGAAACCATCACGGCCAGCGCGGCCGCGAGCCTGGACTTCCAACAGCATCCGGCGCTGTCGGGCGCCGCGACCGTTACGGCCAGCCCGGCGGCGGCGCTGGACGTCACGCAGCATCCTGGCCTCGCGGGCACGGTGGCGATCGCGGCCAGCCCGGCGGCGGCGCTGGACTTCACCCGTCACGCCGCGCTGGTGGGCGTCGCGACCGTCACGGCCAGTCCGGCTGCGGCGCTGAATTTCCAGCAGCACCCGGCGCTGGCCGGGGCGACGGCCATCGCGGCCAGCCCGGCGGCAACGCTCGACTTCACCCGTCACGCCGGGGTTGCCGGCGCAATCGTGATTGCGGCGAGCCCGGCCGCAGCATTGGACTTTACCCGCCACGCCGGGGTTGTCGGCGCCGTGACGGTCACGGCCGCCCCGGCGGCGGCGCTGGACTTCCGGCAGCACCCGGCGCTGGCCGGTGCGGTGACCATCGCGGCCAGCCCGGCGGCGGTGCTCGAGGTCTCGCGCCACCCCGTGATCATTGGCGTGGCCACGGCCCGGATCCTGCCGGCGGCCGCGGTGATGGATTTCACCCGCCACGCCCGGGTCGCCGGCGGGTTGTCGGTGGCGGCGGCACCGACCGCGGTGCTGGTCTTCACGCGGGGCTTCGTCGGCCCGCCGATCGTCATCCCCGGCATCCGGCCGCTGGTGGCTACCGTGGCCGGCCTACGCCCGGGGCCGCGGGACGGCATCCGGCCGGCGCCGATCACGATCAAGGGGATACGCGATGTCGCATAACGTCACGAGGATCGACTTCCACGCCGGCAAGGCGCGGCCCTTGGACTTCCCGATCTACGACGAGGATCCGCTCGACCCGGGCCAGCCGGACCTGACCAAGCCGGTGGACTTGAGCTCGGCCACCGCGATCCGCTTCGGCCTGGCCGATGCGGTCACCGATGCGGCGCCCCACTTCGAGAAGACCCTCGCCGCTGGCATCACAGTCGTCACCGGCGGCGAGGGGGTCGACAACGTGATCCGGGTTGCGCTCGTCAAGGACGACACCAAGGACCTGACGCCCGGGCGGATCTACTACGAGCTCGAGGTGACCGAGGGCGGCGATATCTGGCCGGGACCTCACGGCCATTTCCAGCTGCACGCGAGTCTGCTCAGATGACCATCGACTTCGCCGGCCTGCTCGACGCGCCGGCCTACGAGACCTTCGGCGTGGCGGCGACCTTGACAGCCGTCGACCACGCTCCGTTGGCGCTCACCGTGCTGTTCGACATGAGAGAGGTCGACGAAGCCGGCGCCGGGGGCATCATTGTCCCGACCATCCGACCGACCTGCGTCCTGCGCCTGGCCGACCTCGCGGCCGCCGGTCTCGCGCGTGAGGACTTGGTCAAGGCGGCAATCGTGATCGACGGCACGCGCTACCGGGTGGAATCCACCGCGCCGACAAGCAACGCCCGCGAGCTGCGCCTGATCCTGATCGAGGACCCATGAGCGATAAACGCGAGCAGATATTGGTGCGGCTGCTGGCGGTCTGCCGGACCGTGGACGGCGTGGCCGTGTGCGCGCGCAACGAGCAGGTGGCCGGGGACTGGAACTTCCCGGCGGTCATCGTGCTCGACGCCGACGAGGAGGCCGACGAGGCCGCCTTCGGGCGCGGCCGTCCGGCGCGCTCGCCCAACCTGGTGACCATGACGCCCGAGCTCTATGTGATCCTCGGCGAAACACCCGAGGCGGTCGGCAGCGAGCTCAACCGCCTGCGCGCCCGGCTGATCAAGGCGGTGCTCACCGATGCCGAGCTTGGAAGCCTGGTCGGCAGCAACGGCGAGATCCGCTACCAGGCCTGCGCCACCGGCCTGGCGCGCGGGCGCCAGATGCTCGGCGAGATGGGATTGGTCTTCAGCTTCACCTATGTGCTGAGGCCCGAGGATTTGTAGCGTTCCGCTAGCGCGGAACCGGCACCGGCCCACACCCCCGCCCGGCCACCCCAACTAGCGAAAAGAGGAGACAACGCCATGGCATTCCGCGAACTGGGCAACGTGCCCGAATTCCAAATCACGCCCGAGATCGAAACGCTCGACCACGAGTCCTCGATGGCCGGCACCAAGGTCACGGACCGCTCCGTCACAATAAAAAAAGGCGCAACACTGCGCCTGGTCATGGAGGAGATTACCGCCGAGAACCTGGGACTCGCCGTCGGCGGCGCGGTCTCCCAGAACACCCCCGGCCAGGACGAGGTCGATATCCTGTCGCTGGGCACGATTTCCGCCAAGGTCAAGCTGGTCGGCACCAACGATGTCGGCAAAAAGATGACCTGGCTGTTCGAGCGCGTCGACTTCAATCCCTCCGAGGTGATCGACCTGATCGGCGAGGAGTGGATGCAGTTGACCCTGGCCGGCAAGGTGCTGGCGGTGGCGGGCAAGTTCGGCATCGTCACCTTCGCCGGCCAGAGCACCGCCGGCGACACGCCCCCCGATATCCTTAACTACACCATCGGCAAGGGCATCGTCTCGATCGAGCTGCTGTAGGCAGAAGTCGGGAGTCAGAAGTCAGAAGTCAGAAAAGGAAACGACATGGTAGGTCTTGTCGACATCGCGCCGCTCACCGAGACGGTCGAGTGTAATGGGGTCGAGATTGAGGTAACGGGCATTTCGGTCATGAACATTGCCCAGCTGCTCGGACAATTCGTCGAACTCCGAAAGTTCTGGACAACTGAAGAACTGAATGTGGAGCGCCTGATCGAGCTCGGCCCCGAGGTAATCGCCGCGATAATCGCGGCAGGTACGGGCGAAGCGAATGACGACGACATCAAGAGAGTAGTCAAACGTTTGCCATTCAGCGCAGTCTTCGAATTGATCGAGGCGATCGTGCGCGTCACTTTACCGGGTGGTGGCCTGGGCCCTTTCATGGAACGCGCGGTGGGATTAACCGGCGGAAACCTGGGCGCGCTGGCACAAGACGGGGGCGAAGACGGGGCCGGCCCATCTGGCAAGGCGCCGGCTTCGAAATCGCCGAAGCCGTCGAAGCCCTGATCGCCGCCGGGCACCGCGACCCCTGGGCCTACACGCCGCGCCAGGTCCACGCCTTCCTGTTCTTCGCCGAACGCCGGCGCCGGCGCGAATTGGCCGAGCGCCTCAGCCTCGACGCGCTCGCCGCGCACGGCGAGCCGAAGAAATTGCGACAGGTCTTGAAAGACTTGGCCAAGGAACGGCCGCCGGGGGCGGAAGACAGATGACAGAAGTCAGAAGTTAGAAGTAGGGGAGTAGCGGATGGGCCTGCGTTACACCTACAAGGCTCTGCGCGGCGAGTTCGCCGAGGTCATCGCCGAGCTTAAGGCGCCGATCGCGGCGGCGGCCACGGCGGCGATCACCGAGGCGGCCGCCGGGATCAAGGGCGAAGGCCGCGAAAACATCGCCCGCGCGGGCTTTCCGCCCCGCGGTCTCAAGAACTTGCAACGGGGGCTCCGCGTGGATGTCTTCCCGCGCCATGGCAGAGTCTCGATCAACGCGGCGGCCTTGATGTTCCATAGGATTCCCTACTTCTGGGTTTTCCAGGAGGGTGCCACGATCCGCGGCAAGCCGCGGCTCTGGATACCTCTCAAAGGAACGCCGCCGTTCATCGGCCGAAAGCCGCCGGCCGGCGAGCGGATGACGCCCGCGGCGTTCCGCGAGAAGATCGGGCCGCTCACCTATATCGACCGCGCCGGCGCGCCGCCGCTGCTGGCCGCGCCGGTGGCCTTGAGCTTTGCGCGCGCCCGCCAGCGCCGCCCGACCGTCAAGCTGCCCGGGCTCGAGCGCGGCGCCGCCTTGGCGAAGGGCGGCGGCAGCCGCGGGAGATTCACGGTTCTGCGCATGGTGCCGCTGTTCGTCGGCCTCTCCACCGTCAATATCCGCAAGCGCCTGCGGCTCCTCGAAATCGTCGAGCGCTGGCGTTCGAGACTCCCCGAACTCTACGCCAAACACTTCAAGGGTTGACGAATGGCCCGCAAAACACTCGAGCAGCGCATCGCCTTCGAGGGCGGCAAGGAGTTCGAGGCCCAACTCAAGGCCCTCGGCGAGACCGGCGAACGCGCCTTCGCGCAGATCAGGAAGGCGACCGAGGCGGCCAATTCGCCGAACGCCAAGCTGTCTGCCTCGGTGGTGCGCCTCAAGGCCAACGTCTCCGCCCTGCAGGCCGCGGGCAAGCGCCTGGGCGATTCCTTCCGCACCATCCGCCGGCGCGGCACCGAATTGGTGTCCGTGCTGCGCACCGTCACCCGGCGCATGACGCTGCTGGCCACAGCGGCCTTGGGCGCGGCCGCGGCGATCACGGCGGTGGCGCGCAGCGGTGCGGCGGCGGCCGACCAGGCGGCCAAGACCGCCGAAGGCCTCGGCCTCAGCATCGAGCAGTACACGGGCCTGAAATTCGCAGCCACGCAATCGGGCCTCAAGATCGAGCAATTCGAGACCGCGCTCAGTTCGTTGAACGCCAAGGTCGCCGAGGCGGCCAAGGGGCAGCGCGGCCTCAACGACCAGCTCGGCCTCCAGCCCGAGCGCTGGGCCGAGGCGCAGCGGGCCATGGCGGTCGGCGGCGCGGCGCTCGACGCCCAGGCCGAAGGCGGCAACCGGGCGGCACAAGCGCTGCGGGCGCTGGGCGTCGAAGTCAGCGAAACCGGCCTGCAGTTCGTTCCAGTCGGCCAGACGATCAAGCAATTCGCCAGCGGGCTCGAAACCGCGGGGGCGGCGCTGCGGGATCCCTTCGACATCCTGCTCGACCTGGCCGACGCCTTCGCGGCGTTCCCCGACGGTGTCGAGGAGGCCGGCATCGCCGCCGCTCTGTTCGGCGAGGGCGTAGCCCGGTTCATGCTGCCGTTCCTGAACCAGGGCAGCGCCGGGATTCGCGAGCTGCTCGGCGAGGCCGACCGCCTCGGCGCCACCTTCACGACCCAGCAAGGCAAGATAGGCACCGCGCTGATCGACGCGCAGGGCCGCCTGGGGGCGTCGCTCAAGGCGCTGAAGGACCAGATCGGCCTGCTGTTCGCGCCGGCCTTGACCGAAGCCGCGGACCGTCAGACCGAGGCGCTGATCCGCCACCGCCAGGCCATCCTCGACCTGACCTCGGGCGCGGTGCCGAAAGCGGTCGCGCTGGTCGAGGACCTGGTCGCCGCGCTCACCGGGCGCGACCAGGATGTGCGCGAGCCCTTCATCCTCGAGGCGCGCGACGCCATTGTCGCCTTCGCCCGCGATGTCCGCGCCGCCTTCGAGGGCATCATCGTCCCGGCGTTTCGGGGCTTGCTCGCGATCTTCGACCAGCTCGCGGTGGCGGTCAACGCGGCTTTCGGCACCGACTTCTCGGGCCGGACGCTGTTGATCGCGGCCGTGGTGGCGCAACTTCTGGGGGTTTTCAGCGGGTTGGGCGCAGCGGTCCTCGCCGTATCCGCCCTGGTGATCGGGGTCCTGCCCGAGGCCATCGCCAAGGTCAAGGAACTGTTCGAGGTATTGTTCGCCGGCGCGGGCGAACAGGCTGGCGGCGATGTCCTGGCGTTCGGCAAACCCTTGAGCGAGTTCCAGCTTAAAGTTCTTGAAATAAAGAGAACGGTTCTTGAGTTCGCCGATGCTGTAAAGGCCGCCTTCGAGAAGATCATCGTCCCGGCGTTCAAAGGGCTAATCGCCGCGGCCGACAAGGTCGCGGGCGCGATCAACAAGGTATTCGGGACCGAGCTCTCGGGCACGGCGCTGCTGATCGTGGCCATTGTGGCTCAGTGGCTTGGTCTGTTCAGAACGATCGCCGCCGTCTTCGTCATTGTGGTTTCCGTTGTCAGCCTCATCAAAACGGCGATCTTGCTTATCGCGGGGGCTGCCGAATTCCTCATCCTCATTGGCCTTTGGCCGGCGCTGCTGGTCGCCGCCCTGGTCCTGGCCGCCGCGGCCGTGGTCGTGTTCTGGGACGACATCGTCGCCGCCGGGCAGGCCGCCATTGACTTCATCGCCACGCGCTGGAGCGACATGGTGGACGGCCTGGTCGCCGATTTCAAGAGCGGCGTCGATTTCCTCGCGCGCCTGTTCAGCCGCCTGATGGCCCTGGCGGCGCGCGCCTTCAGGGCCGCCAGGGAGGCGCTCGGCCTCTCGGGCGGCGGCAGCGCGTCGGGCGCCGGGGTGCCGGTCCTGACCGGCGGCGGCCAGGTGCGCGGGCCGGGCACGACGACGTCGGACTCGATCCCCGCGTGGCTGTCCGATAAGGAGTTCGTCATGCAGGCGCGAGCGGTGCGCTACTATGGCACCAGCTTCATGCGCGCGGTCAACCACATGCGCCTGCCCAAGTTCTCCCTGGGCGGCCTGGTCGACGGTCTCGCCCGCTCCCTAACCTTGCCGCTCATGCCGATCCCGGCCTACGCGGCCGGCGGCCCGGTCGCCGCAGCATTGCCCGCAGCGCCGAGCGGGGAGAGTTTGTTCACCTTGGTTCTCGGCGGGCAGAGCTTCCAGGTGCGCTCGGACCAAGAGACCGCCGAGGCGATCGGGCGGATCGCGTTGATCGAGGACCGGCACAGCATCGGCCGGGGGCCGCGCAGGAGCATATAAATGGCCGACACCGAGCTGGTCTTGACGGGTATAGGTATTCCGGATTTCTCGGCGCGCGGCCTGGTCGAGACCCTGCGGCCGATTTCGGGCCCGGAGCCGCGGCGAACGGTCAACGGGGTGCTGATCGACGTGAGCGATACGGTGTTCCGCAAATACCGGCTCAGTCTTACTGGCACCGACCAAGAGCCGCCGGCCTTCGATGAGAACTGGATCGGGAGCACGGTGACGGTCGACGCCCTCACCAAACTGGCTTATCTGACCTCTGCGGGTCCGGCCGGGCGCACCGTGGTTCCGGGGTCGAGCGTAGCCAATGGCCTCTTCACCAATTACCGCCCGAGGTTGGTAATGCTGGTGATGGATTGGAGGAGCGGTCGCGAGGAATACCCAGCAAACCTGCCGTGGACGCTCGAGCTCGAGGAGGTCTGATGCTGCCGATCTTCATCGACATCGACGGCACGCTGACGGATTCCCCAAGCAAGGGGGGCTCGGGCCTGCCCAAGCGCATCGCAGCCGTTGAAGCCTTGATCGCGCGCGGCCGGGAGGTGGTGCTCTGGTCCGCGTGCGGTACTGACTACGTGCAAGGCTTCGCGAAGAAATACGGACTGCGCCCAATCGCGTGTATCGGCAAACCCGATAAGGCGGTCGATGACCGCCCCACCATCCGGCCGGCCGGAAGCATGCCGGTGGTATCCCCCGAGGATTTCTTCGATCGCGCCTAACCGTCGAAGGTCATAAACAGATGTTTATTGCTTTTCCACCATCCGCGCCGCCATGGCGTCGACTCGAAGTGATGACGATCTTGTTCCCGGAGCGTAGAAAATGGGGCTGGGTCTTTCACGAGAGTGAGCGCTGGCTTTGTCTTGGCTGGCTTGAAATCCACTTGCCGATTTTCGAGCGGTTCTAGGCAATATGACCCTCTACTTCGCCTGGGTCGATGCCGGCGAGACCACCTTCGGCGTCGAGCACGAGGTCGAGGACGAGCAGGTCTTCCGGCTCCTCATTCATCAAAAAGAAGGCTCTTTCGCGCGGGCCGAGGTCGAGGTCGTCAATCCGCGCGTCGGCCTGCTGGGCGCAGGGCGCAAGCGCTGGGCGTGGATTTCCCTGGACACCAACGCGACAGCGGGTGTCGTGCCCCTCTTCTTTGGGCGTTTGCTGGGGCACCCGCAGCGCCTGGCGGGCGAAATGGTGACTATGGAGTTCCAGGCCCGTCCGGCGGACTTCGACGCACGTAGGGACGCCGCAGCGGCCGCGCTGAAGGTGCGGCCGTTTTACGATGATGTCTGGGTGGAGCCGGAGTTCCGCGGCGATCCGGACGCGGTTCTCGAGGCGCGAGCTGCCCGCTGGCACATCGATCGCACGACGCACGTTGTCACGGCATCCGATTACAACGTCGGCGAGGCCGGTGTTCTGGACTTTGGAGCGCCGGGGGCCGCGGTCGTCTACCGTAGTTCGCTCGACGCTGGCCCGTTACGCGCGCCGGTGCGCAAGGTCCGGGTCGAGGGCCGGGTGGAGTGGGAGCAAGCCGGCGCGGGGTCCGTGGACTTGCGCCTACCGTTGATCGCCGCTTTCGTCGCCGCCGGCACGACGCGGTCCCACGTCATCACGACTTACACCGGCGAGGGCTTGGAGAAAGACTGGCCCGAGGAGGGCGCGCGCATCGGCGCCGGCTGGTGGGTCGGCGCCTCCAAGGTCGTGCGCGGGGAAGGCATCTGGATCGAGCAGATCTTCAACCCGGTCACCATGGCCGGGGCGCTGGTGAAGTTCCCGCTCTGGACCTTCGCGCCGACGCTGTTCGTGGATTACGAGGCCGAGCGGTCGCGCACTGAATTCGTGGTCTTCGAGCTCGAGGCCGCGACCCAGGAGATGCTGACCGACGCCGGCGATGCGGAAGTCCAAATAATCACGCGCAGCACGTTCCAAATTGTCGAGCCGATCGACGATGCGGGGACCGCGGGGTTTACCCCGCCGCTGCAGGACAGGCGTTGGAATAGCTACTTCACCAAAGATCGCGGCAAGCAGAGCCTCGAATACCTGATCGCGTTGGCCCGGGCCGAGCTGCTCGAGGCGGCGCGGGCGGTCGAGATAAATTTCGAGACTACTTGGGCCTCGGTCCTTGCGATTTCGCTGCGCCACAGTGCGAAGGTCGTTGCCCCGCGACTGCCAGGCGGCGAGGCGACCGGCAAGGTGGTGGAGTATTCCTTGTCGATCCTGGGCGACTCAGGAGATTTCGTCGCCAAGGTGACGATCGGCTGCACCGTGGGCCAGGGCACCAGCGTCTCGGCGGCGGCCGGGACGCCGGATTACGTGGATGACGGCTACGTCGAGGACGGGTATCAGACCCGCAGTGGCGCGGTCATCTTGGCGGTGTCGGGCGAGGTCGGCTACACCGACTTCGATGACCAGCAACCGCCGAACGACGGGATCGCGGACGACGGCGTGGACTTCCTGCGCATGACGTCGGAGCGGAATGTCCTCAGCCTGCAGGTCTTCGACGGCGAGGCGGCGCAGAAAGTGGTTCTCGATCAGGGATTCGACTCTCTGGCGGTTGCGACCGAGGCGCTCAACGAGGCGTTCACCGAGGTCGATCTTTCACTGCGGCCGCTGGACACTGGACCCTTCGTCCACACGATCAACGTGACCGTCACCGATCTGGCGATCCCGAAGACCATCAATCTCGAGGCTACGTAAAATGGCCTTCACGGTTCGACAGGCTCACTCTGGCTTCTATGGCAGAATCGGTTCCCCGCCCCCGGTTGTGGCGCGCATCCCGCGGCGCCGGCCACCGGGCGCGGACGGCGAGGCGACCCTGCGCTGGGGCGCGCCCGGCGTCTTCCAGTTCGCCGCCGGCGGCGGCGGCTTCGCCGTGACCCAGCCGATCTTCGACATCCTGCCCTCGGGCGACGCGGCCGAGGAGGACGACGCCGCCCTCGGCCTGGTGTTCACCGAGACCGGCCGCCAGGTCTCGGTGGTGCGCGTGACCAACCCATCGGACCCGGCCGACTTCGTCGACGTCGAGGTCATCGACCGCATCTCGTTCCGCGGCCCGGACGGCCTGATCCGGACCTTCGTGCTGAACAACTAGATGCCAGTAAGACTCGACCCCTGGCAGAACATCGTCGGCGTCGGCTGGGGTGCGCCCGATGATCAGCCGCCCGCTGGGCCTTTGATCTCGCCGGTCCTTTGGGATTGGCACCATAAATCTACGATCACCGGCTTCGATCGGTCGGATCTCACAATGGAGCCGAATGCCGATACCGGCGGTTTTTTCGAGAACCCCGTGGCCGGCGATCTGTTGCTCGCGCATATCTCGGCCGACCGCGTGATCGATCCCGACCCTTGGCCGCAGGTAACGATCTCCGGGCCGGCGGGTTGGATACAACTCTGGCAATTCTCGACCGAGCAGAGCGCCGAAGTCGGCTTCGATCAGACGGCATCGCTTTGGTATCGTTTTCACCAGGCCGGCGATCCTCCGACATGGACCTGGACCTACTCGCGCGACTGCCCGGTCACCGGCGGGATCTATCGGGTCATCCAGAACTGGCCAAACGCCTCGCCCTTCCCCGATGCGCTGGCGACCAATATCAAAGAGCAAACGAACGCGGTGGTTACTGCGCCGGACTTTACCATCTCGCGCGACAAGGTGCTGTTGCTCGCCTTCATCGACCGCGCCTCGCGCTCCAACACCGCGATCATCTTCCCGAGTGATCCGGCCGGCAGCGGAAGCTATTCGCGCCGGACCTTCAATGACAGCTTCGGCAGCTTCGACGGCCACGCGCAGGTCGTCTACGACGCCGAGGACGAGCCGGGGCCCGGCGCTATTGGCGAGCGTAGCCTCTCGGTCTCGTCGGGGGTCAATACCATCATGGGGCATCTGGCGATTCTCGGTAACCCGGCGCCCTGATCAGGAGCTCATTCGGATATGACCCATACCAGCGGCCTCATCTTCCGCACCACCGACGTAACCCGGTGGGGCTCGGGCAAGGGGTCGAATCTCACGCCCACTGAGGTCGACGAGAACTTCTACGACCTCGACGAGCGCGTGGTCGACATCGAACTAAACCCGCCTTTGCCGGTGGAGATCTCCGCGATCACGGTGGTCGGCGCCTCCATGACCATCCACATGGCCGACTCCAGCACCTTCGGCCCCTTCACCCTGCCGACCGCCCCGGCGCGGACCTGGTTCACCGGCTCGGGCGCGCCTGCCGCCGAGCTCGGCGAGGAGGGCGACCTCTACCTCGATACCGCCGGCGGCGACGTGTATCAGCATCAGGGCACCACCGGCTGGGTGCAGATCGACAACCTGACCGGGCCCACCGGCGCCGCCGGAGCGGACGGCACCACCATAGATACCCTCGACGACGTGCCCGACGTCGACTATCAGACCGCCGGGCCGGCCGAGGCCGACGTGCTGGTGCGGCGCGGCGCCCTCTGGGTGCCCGAGGCCCAGACCGGCGCGCCGGCGACCCTCGACGAGGTCGGCGACGTCGATTACCCGACCGCCGGCCCGGCCGAGGGCGAGGTGCTGGTGCGGCGCAGCGGCGCCTGGGTGCCGGAGGCCCAGTCCGGCGGCGGCGGAGGCGGGAGCGGCGCCTTCCCGTTCAAGGGCGCGCTGGTCACATTTCCCTCCGACCTGTTGACGCAGGATTTCTCGCCGGCGGCGGCGATTCCGTTTGACGAGGAACAGTATGATACGGACGCCTTCCACGACAATTCGACGAACAATACCCGTCTCACGGTGCCAGCGGGCGTAACGCGGGTCAGGCTCAAAGGCGTGGTTGCCATAGACCTCATTGCCACGGGAAATTTCGTCTCACTCTCGATCAAGAAAAATGGCGCGTCTTCCTACCCGGGGAAGTCGGAACAATTGAGTGAAATCAGTAATACCCTGTCGCGGGTATCCCTAACAAGTCCTGTGCTGGACGTTGTCGCGACGGACTATTTCGAGTTGTTTTTGTCTATTGAAGGCGACAGTTCAGTTACACTTCTCAGCGACAAAACAAGTTTCTCCATCGAGGCCGTCGAGACCACGGAATCGGGCCAAACCGCCACGGTCCAGACGACCGACGCGACCCAGACCGTGCTCGCCTCCGGCGCCATGGCGGCGGACTCGGCGCACACCATCCGCGCCACCGGCCACGGCCGCGAGGACGCCACCGGCGACACCTACCACTTCGAGATCTTCGGCGGCGCGCGCAACGAGGGCGGCACCTCGAGCGCGCCCACCCCCAACGTGACCGAGGTCGCCGACGCCGGCGCCGCCACCTGGGACGCGACCTTCGAGGCCAACGACACCAGCGACGAGTGGGAGATCAAGGTCACCGGCGAGGCCGCCCACACCATCGACTGGACCGTGACCTGGTTCGAGATCGTCACCCAACCTTAGCGAGGGGGAGATCATGCGAAATTTTGCGTGAGCCGCCTGCGGGCGGCTTTGTTGATTCTCGCCGCCTTCGCGGCGCTGTCGTTTTCGGGCGCGGCGGTGGCGGGCGAACAAACGGCCTGCGACCTGCGCTACAAGGTCGTGGAGCACCTGGCAAGAAAGTATGGCGAGGCGGTAAGCGCCTCGGGCATCTCCTCGGTCGGTGCGCTGGTCGAAGTCTTCGAGAACCCGAAAACCGGCACCTGGACCATCACCGTGACCGCGCCCGGCGGCCCGGCCTGCCTGGTCGGCTCCGGCGACGGCTGGCGCAACAATGCCGCGCCGGCGCCGCCGCCGCGCCGCAACATGGCGCTGTAAGGGGCAGGCGCATGGGTTGGATCGATGCCGTTCTGGGCCTGCTCGGCGTTATTTCGCTCGCCACCTTCGGCTTCGCCATCCGCCTGGCGCTCTGCGCCAAGGCGGCGGCGGCCAAGGTCGAGCGGCAACTGGGCGCCTACAAGGTCGAGGTGGCCGAGAAGTACGCCACCATCGGCTATCTCAAGGACGTCGAGAATCGTATTGCCAATCACCTGAGGTCGATCGAGGAGAAGCTCGACCGCTGGATCGAGGGCCCGAGGAGCGAGCGATGATCGACCCATTCCAGTTCGCCCTCCTGGTCATCCGCCCGACGCTCCAGGGCCTCGGTTTGCACTCGCTCGCCGCCGAACGCCTGCTGCTCGGCACGGCGTTGGCCGAGAGCGGGCTGCGGAAGCTGAAACAGGACGGCGGCCCGGCGCTCGGCCTCTATCAGGTCGAGCCCGACACGCATGTCGATCTGTACCGCAACTGGCTCCGCTTCCGCCCGGCATTGGCGGGCAAGCTGGCCGCCTTCAGGCTTGCGGACCAGCCGCGCGGGAGCCAACTGGTCTGGAACCTCGCCTATGCCACCGCCGTCGCGCGCCTGATCTACTACCGCGACCCGGCGGCCCTGCCTCCTGCCGCCGACCTGGCGGGCCAGGCCCGATATTGGAAACGGGTTTACAATACTTCGGCCGGCAAGGGCACGGCCGAGCACTACATGGCGGCGGTCGAGCCGCACTGGCACGGCCCCGCGTTCCTGGACGATGCGGGCGCCCCGGAGCCCGGCTCTGGCCAACCCAGCCCCGCGCCGGGCCTCCGCGCCTCGACGCCGATGACCTTGGGCTTCCGTGTCCAGGACCCGCCGCAGTGGCTAGATTTCCTTGAGCGTCACCCGGACCAGGCAGCGGGCGAACGCGTGTCGCTGTTCCACGCGCCAACCTTCATCGACGATCTGATCCGCATAAACCGCGAGGTCAACGACCACTGCCCGTACCGGCCCGACCCGGCCGGCAACGACAATTGGCGCCTGCTCGAGGACGGCGAGGCCGGCGACTGCGAGGACCTGGCGCTGACCAAGCGCGCGCGCCTGGCCGCGCGTGGCTGGCCCATGGGGATTCTCAGGCCCGGCATCTGCCGCGTGCCAGACGGCCGCGGCCACCTGGTGCTCCTCAGCTTCCTGTCCGCTGGCGTCTACGTCGCCGACAACCTTTTCGCCCACATCGCGCCCTGGGCCGGCCTGCCGTACCGCTGGGAGCTCTGCCTCGGTTCGTATGGCTGGCAGGCGATCATCGACACGAACTAAACCCGGTGAGACCCAAGTCCCAAATAGGCCCGGCGTCCGCCGCACCTTTGCGATCGCAAGACTTTTTCGGTATTAGGTAGCAAGCGCACCTCCATACTTTTTGCTATACCAATGTTCTGTATTTGTTCTATAATAGGCAATAGGTGATTCGAAAACGGCTCGACGTGGTGAACCGGCAGGTGTAGGATGCAAACGAGTCAAGAACCACAAGATGTTGTGGACCATCACGAGCCGCCGACTACAGGCGTGGGGGAAGCCTGGCCGATGGCAATGCTGATTACGGGCGACGGATTGCGTGGCGCCGTCGAGGATGGCTTCATCAAGCACGGGAATTCACAGTGCGTAGAGGGTGCAAAGTATGACTTTCGGCTGAGCCCTCAGATATTGAAAGCCTCTTTTGGACAGCCCGTAGACATCGAAAAATTATCCGAGATGGAAAGGGCTTCAGTTACAATTGAACCCGGAGAAGTAGTATTCGTCCGAACAATTGAGGAATTGGATCTGCCAGAAAATATAATTGCGGTTTTGAGCCCAAAGAGAAAAATTAGTCATGCTGGGATTATAGCACTTGGTGGGTTCTGCATTGACCCTTTATACAGGGGACCATTGTGGCTTGGACTCTATAATGTCTCTTCGACGCCATTCGTGCTTCGACCTAGAAAGAAGCTCATAGCTGCACTATTCTATCAGCTTTCCGATGAAGAACAGACTCACTTTCCTACCCCTGAGACCACAACGGAGGGCGAGTTTCCCGATGACTTGATTACCCTGATCAAAAACTACAAGCCAGTAGAACTTACCTCTTTGGCCGATGCCGTAGCCAATTTGGAAAGTCAGCTTACCGCGCTCACTACAGAGGTTCGCGAGGATCGAGATTGGAAGGGCACCTTTCGGGAGTCTCTTGAGAAGCAAAGTCGGCAAATTGATAAATTGCTGGAGGGACTAAGAGAAGAAAAAGACGCGCGAAAACAAGAGGACGAAACAATTCGCACTAGACTTGATAAGATGAGCGGCCTCTTTTTTGGCGCAAAAATGATTTGGATAGTTATCGCGTTGATTTCAGGCGCCTTTTTGAGCGCTCTTTTTGATTTGAGAATTCCAGAGCTATTTAAAGGTGACTAAGAATCGTCTAGTCTAACGTTGTAGCACCCTGCCTCAACTAATCTTGTTGTTCAAGCTAGTTCACGCTCCGCTGCCAATAGCCTTTCCATTCCCGCGACACCGGATGGCCAAGAGCGGCAGCGGCGACTAGGAGATACTGCGTTCCGTTCGGCTTGCGGCGGTGATCTTCACGCCAAGCCATTTCGTTCGCGTAGGAGTGCAGATACCGCCCGCTAATGTGGTGGTGTGTGCCAATCTCCGCGCGACGCAGACGGGAGAAGTAGCTTTCGGCCTGATTGGTATCGGCCTTGCCTTCGTCCTGGAACATGATCGAGTGATTGACGCGGTGCATGTCGTACTTGGCGTGTAGCGCATCCCAGCTTGAGGACTCGTCGGCATAAACCGTGGTGCCCGACAGGACGCGCGCGCGGATCACGGGTACGGACTGATCTTCTGTCTGGCAAACGAACGGAAAGGACTTACCGCCACGCTCGCGCATGATGATAACGACCCGGCGCTTGCCGGAACGATGCTCGGACAAACGGCGATCTACGCGGTCCTCCTTGCGGTTTTCGGGTCGCACATAGCCGCCGAAGTACGCGCCATCGACTTCGACATGGCCGGACAGCTTGCGGCCCTTCATTTCGGCGCCCATGGCTTCGCGCAACTTGTGAGCCAGGACGAAAGCCGTCTTGTACTGGCAGTCCAGGTCACGGCTCAATTGCAGCGCCGAAATGCCCTTGGCCCCGTTCACGAAGATCGCGATGGCGGCCAGCAAATCGCGGATCGGCAGCTTGCGACTGGCGAAGATCGTATCCGTGGTGATCGAGAACTGGCTTTCGCAGCCCTGGCACTTGTAGATAGGCCGTGAGCGGTACGTGTAGACCGCTACGCAGCCGCAGCGTGGGCAAAAGGGCTCGCCGTCGTTCTGAGCCCAGCGGATGCGCGCGAACGTCTGGTAAGCCTCTCGGTCGGACAGCCGCATGACCTTGGCCAGGCTGAGGGTCCGAGCTTGGGCGGAAAGTAGGAAGTGCTGGGTCATTTTTATCACCATATCCGGGGTGTCTACCATCAGATATGGTGATCTTGTATCTCGAATTCAAGGGCTTATATATCGAATATGGTGATATAACCCCTGAAATCGGAGATACCGTATGCCGGACACCGAGTGGCAAGCCCGGGTCAAGGGTCTGCTGAAAGCCGAGCTAAAGCGCCGAAACGTGACGTATCGTGACTTATCTGTACGCCTAGAGGCGATGGAAATTCATGAGACCGAGCGGAATCTGAACAACAAGATCAGCCGGGGCGGGTTTAGTGCCGTGTTCCTGATCCAGTGCCTTGCGGCGGCCGGGTGTCAGACGTTGCGGATTTCGGACGACTGATCTTTTCGCGGGAGGGGCATCGGCAGGGGCGGGTTGAAAAGGTAAGTGCGGGCCGTCTCTCGACAATTGGCCCGCACTCAAATTCCTCTTAGGTCAGTAGTTGTAAACTGATCCGTGATTAAATCGGACCAGCTCCGAGAGACCAACCTTCACATAATATACGATTCCCTGGTTTCAAAATCAATAACGAAAGTTTTTAAGTATTTCAATGGGTTAGGTGGTAGGGGTGACAGGACTCGAACCTGCACGGGGGATCAACCCCAGGAGATTACAAATCACCCGTGTCTACCAATTCCACCACACCCCCTAGCGCGCATTATGGGGCGCGACATTAATAACCTCAAGTTGTGATGGAATTCTCAGCATGGAACAGCGCCTTGAAAGGCTTAAGTTGGTTGTTAACAATCCACCGGCGAAACGGGTTGTGGCGGGCCAAAGGCAGCCCGCCACGCCCGAGTCAGAGTTTGATGATCGAAACCCTAACCGGCGAGCAATCTTGCTCGTCTGCGATGCTGGATGTTTAGCGGCGGGTTCCAATGCTTGATAAGAGCCTTTTCTTCCGTTTCGCGCTTGGCCCGGTTTGCTTGAGTGTGGGCCATAACTTCTGTGGCCCCCAACGCAACCGCCTCTTTCCAGCGTTCGTGACTGGGGATGCGGTCTTGTAGATCATCAGCGATCCCGATGTAAACTGGGACCCAGCCATCGTTGGCCAACCGAACAAACATGTAGTTTCCTGCCACCGCCTTGATGCCCGAAGCACTTGACGGATTCGCTAGAAACCAGTAACGGTAAGTGGCCCCGCCAGAGGGCCAATCAATATAATCTGCCATTTGAATCTCCTTCTGCTGGCAGTTTGACTAGGACCCCCGGCACGCCACATGTCGGGGGTTTCTCGGTTCAGACCACAAAATCAGGGAAGAGTCGAGCGTGTTCTTGGTTTGTGCGCTAACGCGTTATTTCCCAAAGCATATACTGCCCCGGCCCCTGTTCGCACCGCGCCGCGCCCTTTTCACGTTGAAGCCTGAGCGCCACGCCAACGCGCTTGGTCATAAGCCGCAGTAGCTTCTGATCGCTCTTGTCCAAGGCCCGCTCGACAAGAAGCTGTAGCGCGATATCCCGCGTGGTGAGCGGCTCTGCGGCCTGCCTGAGTATGGACAGGATGATACGGGTCATTTCGCCGCGCCGGGACCAGTCCTTTGGCGGACGGAAGGCCTTGGGCCGGATGGTCTCAACCTGAAAGTCCGGCGCGAACATCAACAGGGTCGCGTCCAGCGCTTCCAGATCGGCCAGCATCTTTCGCAGGCTTTCATGCGTGCGCTCTATCTCGCCGGTCAGTTCGGCGCGGCGCTTGACCAGGCCTGTCACAACGTAGTCCGTCATGGGCTAAGTGTATGGGAACGCGCGGAAAATTTTGAGGGGATTTTAGGTGTGGTTGCTACCTAATACCGGACTTTTTCAATCCGTAGGAATCGAAGCACATGAAAACCCAGCTGATCGCCGGCGTTGTCGCCGGCGTGTTTCTGCTCGTCGCCGCCGTCGTGTTCGGTCCGGAAGAGGCGAAAGAGCTCTTCGGCACGCTCGCCGAGTTCGTCACCGAAGGAGGCATGGAATGAAAAAAACCTTCCTCGCCGCCACGGCGGCGTTGCTTCTGCTCGCCGGTTGCGCGGGCGTGGGGGCTTGGGTCGGCCAGAGCGTCGAGAATGCGAAAGCGGCCAAGGACCTGGAGGCCGGGGTCTTGCTTGTCGGTCAATGTGCCGCCGGCCGCGGTGCCACCAACCGCATGTTCAAAGACCAACCCGCGAAACTGGCGGCGCTCGACCTGCTCTGCGACGGCCCCGACCCGGGTCGACAGGCCCCGACGCTGGACGCCCACACCCTGGACGTGATCCGCGCCTTGTTCCAGATGCAACCGCCGGCGGCGCCCGACTGACTAGCGGGTCGCCTCGCTTGCGGTTTTGAGAATCTGTTTCCGCCGAGCCGTTGGCAGCATTTCCCACAGGCGCAGGATCGCGGCCACCGTGGGCGGCACCGAACACGTGCCTACGGCCCAGCGGTTGACCGTCACCGAGTTCGGCTTCTCGCCCGACAGGTGGGCCACCAGGCGCGCGAAATCCACCTGGCGCAGGCCCAGGCGCGCGAGCGTGGTGCGGAATTCGGTGTGGTCCACGCTCGCGGGATATACCGATTCGGGGGCGGCTGTCATCGGCGGAGGTCCAAGAGACGGGGCATGGCTCAATCTTCCGCTATCCGCCCGACTTCTTCTATCGCGAAGCTAAGAGCGGCTTTCTGATAGTTGCTGAGATTGAGTTTTTCGATCTCGCGCAATCCGTCCAATGCGGTTTGTGCGGCGGCGCGCCGTTCATGGCGGCGCTTGTCGCGCTCGGCACGTTCACTTTTCATTTCCTGTTGCAGTTGTTCTTGGCGCTCGGCCTCGGCCTTTGCTTCGGCTTCAATCGTCTCGCGTGTCGGATAGTTGGAGCCGTCCTTATAGTGGTCGGCCAGCCAGTTGCCGAGCTTAGCTGGATCGTTACAGGCCTTGTCCCAAAGCCGCTGGGCCGTGCGGAAGTTAAAGCCCTTCTTAACGGCCCGCAGAGAATAGACGGTCCACCTTGTCGAGCGGTAGGCACCCTCACAAAGCAGATAGCCGATCATGGCGCTGTCAACGTACATCTCGTAAGCAGAGCGTGCCCAAACAACGTCGCCAGGGATGCTGCGATCGCGTTTCTCATAGGACTTCTGTTGCTCGGCCTTGGTGTCGATCCTCTCAAGGCGGATACGGCGCTGGCCCTCTTTCCGCCGCTCTTCGTATCGGGGGAGTGTATCTGACATGGGGAGGTCGTCGTAATCGGTCTGCATCGGTCTGTCCTCTGAGTGACGGGAGCGGCCGAAGCCGCCTCCCGACTTGTGAATTAGACTGCCCTGCGCAGGAAATCCGGGACCGTCAAATCGATCTCGGCCGTGATGCCAGTGACCTCTTCCAGCGGGCGCCGGGCCATGTTCATCGTGTGGTCCAAGCGGCGCTCGGTCTCGACATAGCGCCGGTAGAGATCTGGTTGCAGGCGCGCGGCGGTGCAGAGATCGTCCCGGCTGCTCATAATGCAGAACACACAAGACAGCCGCGTCATGCCCGCCGCGTAGGCCCAATGTGGCGTCTGGCCCGCGAAACGGATGGTGTTGAAGACTTGCTCGGTCATCCAGGAATGGATCGGCAGCCAGTCGTACCATTCGCGCCCAGCCTTGCTGTTGCGATTGGAAAGTTTAAACGTGGCCTTGCGCGCGCGGCTGGCGCTCTCCTCCGCGCGGAGCCCCATGCAATTGACGACCAGGGACTGACCGCGTTCCTTCAAGATTCGCCTTATCTCTTTCTCAATCGGATCGCGCTTCAAGTCCGAGGTGCACTGGCGGTTGCTCGGGCTCGGCCACATGCCACGGCGCTCGACCATCTGGAAAAACGTCTTGCCGGCCTGGACGACGCGTAGGGGCAAGCCGTCGATCGTCGCCTCGATGTGATCGATAACGCCATCCCACTCCACCTCTGGCAGGTGTGCGTGGATCACCAGGATTTGGTCCTCCGGCACGATCTGCCGGACATAAGCGGTCATCGCCTGGCTGTCCTTCCCGCCGCTGTGGTTGACCACGAACAGCGCGCCGCGGTGGATCAACTCGGCGATCATGGGCATGTGGGTCATCGGTCTGTCCTCCGTTCTGATAACTAATATATAGCCTATCGGGCTATTTCAGTCAAGCAAAAAAATAGCCGGTTAGGCTATTTTCTTTGAAAGGTTCCACCATGACCCCAGCCCCCGGCGTCTCGATCCTGCGCGGCGGCGCGGTCCATGCGGTGCGGCCGGACGGCCTGCCGGGCGCGGTGATCGCCGCCAGCGGTCTGCCCCACGGCGAGGCCGGTTCGATCCTTGACGGCCGCGAGGCCAACCCGATCGTCATGGTGCATGGCTTCGAACATGACCCGGCGTCCACCGGCCGCGACAACCCCCACGTCGAGCTTTACCCGAAGTGGCGCGGCACGATCCTGCCGCCGGGCCGCCCGGGCTTCGGGTTCGGCTGGTACTCCCTGCCCGCCGGGCTCTCCTGGCCACGGTCGATTTGGGAGGCCTGGCGCCACGGCCGGGCCCTCACCTATCGCCGCGCCTGGGATCTGGCCTGGGACGCCGGCAACGTGCTGGCGACCACGCTGGCCCGCCTCGGCGGCCCGGTCGACCTGATCGCCCACTCGCTCGGGACCCGGGTCGCGCTGCGCGCGATCCGCGCCGACCCGGCGCTGCCGATCCGCCGCGTCCTGCTGCTCAACGGCGCGGAATACGCCGAGACCGCGTTCGCCACGGCCGCAAACGCTGGCCGCCACCTGCGGTTCTACAACGTCGTGGTGCCCGCCGACGATGTGCTCGGCAAGCTCGGCCGCGCGGCGCCCGGCTTCGGCGGCGGCTTCATCGGCCGCGTCGGCCTGGGTGGCCGGTCCTCGCCGGAAGGCAACGGTGCGCCCGACAACTGGTGCGATCTGGAGCTCGACCGCCCGGCATTCCGCGCCTGGGCCGCCGCCCAGGGCTGGCACCACGTCGCCGGCGACAATCCGAACGGTATCGGCGATCACTGGCATTCTTACGAGAACCCCGGCAACTGGCCGCTCTACAAGAAAATCCTTGCCGGCGGCGATCTCGACCCGCCGCGGTCGTGACACCAACCAGCCTCGATACCCGATATCTGATACCCGTCATCTGACCCTAGTACACACTGACCTGCCCGCTCCGTCGCCGCCCTCTCGGGGGCTATGGTGGGGCGGGCGTTTTTTTGTGCGTGGAACGGCCCGCGAACATCCTCCCCGGGTCTCCCCGGGTAACACCGGGAACGAACGGGAACCAGCCGGAAATCAGCGGCCCGCGTAGATCATGCGATCGTGTGGATTTTCAAGGGCTTAATGGTGCCGCGAGGAGGAATCGAACCTCCGACCCCGCCCTGGGACGGGGCGGTGCGGGGTACTGATTTAGCTCGATTTAGCTTGATTTCCGGTGCTTGCCCCGGGTGTTCCCCCGGGTCTTGGCTGCCTTGCGCGCCGGCAGCAGGCCGATCACGCGGCGCGCGTGGCGGGCATCGGAGGCGATGTAGACGGCGATCGACTTCTCGGACAGCCAGGTCCCGGCGTCCTTGATGCCGCGCGGCGTGACCAGGGCCTGGTCCAGGTCGCCGGCGAAGAGCCGGCGCGCCATGTGCGGGGTGAAAGTGACGCCGGCCGCCCGGCAGACGGGCTTGAGGTCGTCGTAGAGGCGCTGGCGCCGGCGCCAGGGGAAGACACAGTCGTCGGGATCGAGGTTCTTGACCCGCCGGCGCAGCATGGCGCGGGTCCGGGCGTGCAGCTCGATCGCCTTCCAGGCGCGGGACTTGGGGATCCAGACGTCGGCCTGGCGATCGGCCAATCGCAGGTGGCGGACCCTGAGCGACAGTGTCTCGCTGACGCGCCAGCCCTGGTGCAGGACCAGGATCAGCCAGTCCTCGATATCGCCCTCGGCGGCGCGCAACAGCGCCGCGATCGCCTCGGGCGAAGGTCGCGGTCGTTCGGGCTCGGCCTCCTTGAGGCGGCGCAGGATCAGATAGGGGCAAAGCGTCGGCCAGTTCTCGGCGCCGAAGTGGAGGATGGCGGCGGCCGGGTTGACTGCCTGGCGGTTCTTGGTGGCGGCCTTGGCGGTCGGGTAGAGGGCGTGGGCGGCGGCGTGGATGTCGGCGGCGGTGAGACCCGCCACGGGGCGGGGGCCGAGCAGATCCTCGAGGCGGGCGATGTAGCGGCGCTGGTCGCGGCCCGGGCGGCGCGCGGCGCGGTAGCGCGCGGCTATCTCGGCGAAGGTCTTGGGCGGGAGGCTCGCGGGAACTGGATGACCGAGGCGCTTGGCGGCCTCGAATTTGCCTGCAAGGTGTCGCGCAGCGCGGCGGTCGTTTGCCTCTTCGAGGACGAACTCCCACTCCTCGGCGCCGATGTAGACTCGGGCGAGCCAGCGCCGGTTTCCCTTGCGGCTTCCGGGCGGGTAGACGGTAAACCCCATATTTGCTCCGTGATGGCGCGAGCCTGGGCCCTGGTGAAGCGGCGGCCACGGCGGCCCGGTTTATACCACTCCACTTGCGGGAAGTCGCGCACGACCTCGGCGACGTAGCCGTAGGCGGTGGACAACTTCACCTGCCAGGCGGTGGCCAGGTCGTTCATGGTGAGCAGCTCGACGGCGGGGGCGGCCATCACCAGCCCTCGTACTCGCGCGCCGCGGCGTTGGCGGTGCGCCGGGCGCGCTCGCGCTCGACGATGCGGTTGATGGCGTTGTAAGGGATGCGGAAGCGGGCGCCGATCTTGTCCACGCCCATGCCGGCGTCGTGCAGTCGGATGATCTCGGCGCTGATGGCGGGAGGAAGTGCGGCGGCGGACGCGCGGTGCGGCACAGGTGCAACGTCCGCCGCCAGGGTTGCCGGTGGCGTGGATACGGCGCCGCCGGCCGGGGAGTTGGTCAGGGGACGGGTGGCGAGGGAGCTAATGGGCATGGGTTCTTCGCTTGCTTTCCCGCTCGACTCCCGAGCCCTCGATATACTGGGCCTTGAGATAGGGGCGGCCGATCAATGGCTGGATGAACCGCCTGTCGAAGCCGCGGCCCTTGAGGGGACGCTTGGCCTTGGGCCAGGCCCCGGCCAGCTTGCGGGCAATCCGCTCGGCCTTGGCCTTCATGCCGAGATCGCGCGCGGATTTGGTTCTGTGGCACGGCCGACCCAGGGCCTGCCAGTTGCCCGGGCCGTTGTTCCCGCCCAGGCTCAGGGCCTGCCAGTGATCCCATTCGACCGGCCCGCATTCGGA